TTGATGGAGATCGTCGATGTCGATGCCAACCACTTCTTCTTTCTTGGTGACACCTAGGTCAGCAGCATCTCTTGCTGACTTCTCGCCTTTCTTACCGACGACAATGTAACGACCGTCTGCCTTCTTACCAGTGATGAGCATAGAGTCTCCACCAGCATTGACAACCCGACCTACATTTCGGTCATCTTTATACTCTGCCTTCTTCTTTGCAACAGAGTTACGATCAATTTTGAATCCTGCGTAGCCCTCTACTGTAGGCTCGTAAGCATCGAATGCTTCCATCACCTTCATGACACCATCGTGGAGTCGCTTGGAGTTGGGAAGAGTATCTTCTTCGATTGCTTTGAGGATATATGCCTGCTCAGTAGGATTGTAATCCATCAGTGCCGCAGACACCAGCATTTCTAACGTCATGTTTCTAAACCGAAATGAATTTCGTATTACTATTTAGTTTCAGCAGTTTTTCTAATCGAAGCGTTGAATTCTGAGAATTTAACAGGCTTCTGACCAGGAGTCATATTCTGTAGTGCTTCACGGTAGCGGTCAGTACCTGCTTTCCAGGTGTTACCACTGCCATCATCAGCACTGTAGTTGCTTTGATCCTTAGTAGTGTCAGCAGCAACCGCCTGTGTCTCAGCATCAGTCATCTCTGTGACATGCTGCAACCATGCACGGTGCTCACCACCCAGACCATCTTCCATGATGATGTAGTTAGGACCACGGTGGACGATCTTACCGACCATTCCAGTGTCATCATGCTCTACGATTGCACCAACCTTGTAGATTTGGTTGAGCATATAGTAGTCACGGAAGGCATCGAAGTCAAGTTTAGGAGCGTATGTCCAGACAGATTCATGGACAGACTCACCCTTCTTACCCTTCTTCGCTTTAGGTGGAGGTGTCATCCCTTGGATAACATCTGCCATTAGTTTCTTAGAGTCTTTATATCCACCAGTCCCAAGATGGAAGCTGTCGTGATCTCCCCCTTGGGCATGTTTCCGCATTGCTGATGCAGACAGATTCTCGATAGGGTCATCAGAATCAGTAGCGCGAGCACCTGCAGACTTAATGTTAATAGATTTGAAGTCATAATGCATACCATTATACTTGTTGGCAAGAGTTTCAAACTCTTTCACACGGTCGTCTCCGACCACCATAGTTACATGCTCATGCCCTTCGTCATGCAGATCGCGAAGGATGTCAAAGATATTTCTATGCGCTTCGTTGTTTTGGATAGCATCCTTATGACCCTTAAACATCTTACGCATGTGGTCCACCTTCTGCTGTGCAGTCAGCGGATTCTTTTTGTGATCTTGGGACCGTGATGGATAGATTCTATAGTTACCTGAGTCGCCGCCGTGCGCTTTGACTGCATCCAGGAGTTTACCATGACCAGCGTGAGGAGGGTTAAACCTCCCAAAAGTAATAGCGACATGCTTGTCTTCTAGTTTTTTGTCTGCTGCAGACGACCGTCCCTTGCTGGATGTGGAAGGTTTCTTAGGCTTCTTTGCTGCCTCTGCTGCCTCCCTGATAAATTGAATGAATTTCATTTGCCCCAATCTTTAGCGACGGTGAAGTTTGCTCGTGAGAACTCTAGACGATCAACAAGTTTAATTGCTTGTCCATCCATGATTGCAACAAATCCTTCTGGACTTGTGACACGGTATCCTTTCTCGTCTTCCAAGAAAGTACCCACGCCTTCAATCTTCTTGAGTTTATTTATCACTTGCTCTTTTGCAGCGATAAGGTCCTTAAATCCAGTAAATGTGTGGATCATTACAGACTTGTTATTATTTAGGTAAGCGAGAGCGTCTACTTTGCGGCGCTTCCATTCTTGCTGTGACTTTTCAGTCTTCTTCTTCTTGATCTCATCATCATATTTCTTAGTCACGAAGTCAACATAACCAGAAGCGATGCCTTCTGCAGAGGGGACCTTACCACCACGGATAACTTGGTTGAAGTAGATCTTGAAGAGAGCAGGAGGTGCAAAGGACTGTGGTCCTGGTGCTTTCTGCAACTCATCGAGAAACTTCTTACCCTTAGAAAGACTACGTTGTGCCTTCTGAATAGTGCCATTGAGTCTGGTGATTTCACCAGGAGCAAGGTTTGCAATGCCGTTGGTATTCTGGAAGGTGGAGGAAAAGACTGCAACGTCTTTGACACCCTGCATACCAGACACATCAACACCGAAACTAGCACTCATCGTATCAATGCTGGACCCAGTATAAGATGTATGGAAAACAATACCTAGTCTAGACTTAGCAACTTTCATACCCAACTCAGAGTGCTTGGGAATCACATAGGTAATAGTGTTAGGTTTGAAGTGATAGCATGGTTTACCACGCATGGCAATCACGTTGGGTTTCTTAGTGTAGAGAAGGTCACCCTGCAAGACACCCTTGATAGGAAGTTTCTTCAACTCTCTCAAGCACTGCTTTAGGATACCATTGATTGCACCATCATAATGGAAGTCAATAAAGTCTTCAGTGTAGCAAATCTTAGGAGCAGTCTTATTAAAGACTGACTTGGTGCCAACGAAAAACTCCCCTGTCTCAGGATCTGTGCCGCAAATGATTGCAGGAGCACCGTCCCACTTCACAGTCACCTTAGTGTTGTTGCCACCCTTACCTGTGGTAAGCATGTCACGCAGAGACTCTAGGAATCTGACAGCGTTGGTAGCGCCAGCGGATCCTTGATTGAAGATGTCATCTTCTAGGTGCTCTAGGTGTGTGTTTTTTGCCATGGTCTTATTATAGGGCAGAGAGAGGTCAGTGTCAGGGTAGAGTGGACACTTATAAACCTGGCTTCAGCAGGAAGTTAGCATCCTTGTCTAGGTCATGGGTGCTCTTAGCAAGTCCTGTTATCTTGAGTGCCATCAGGAATGACCACCTTGCGTTTGATGAGGAATTAGTCTTGATACGAATCCTAATACTACTCTCTCTTACAGAGCTAGAGAATCGTGGGCATCCATACCCCTCAACATCACGACCCATATAAAACAGACCCTTACCTTTGACCTGTATGTAATATGTTTTCTTTGAGTTGTAGTACTTCTCTACCTCTTGTGCTGCTGCCGATCCCTTCGCTAGAAACTTATCTGGAAATCTTTTGAGATCTAATTTGTGTGCTGCCTTACGTTGATCAAGTGATGCGCTGCTACTCAACGTAAACTTAGCAGGTATATTTTTCTGTGGTTGCCAGTGGGCATTCGCTTCTCTTATGATGCCATAGGACTCGGCAATACCAATCATTGTTTGTGCTGCTTCTTTCTGAGCAGACGCTTTATTCTTGTCAATGGTAAATTGCATTGACGAAGTATCAAAATCAAAATTCATTTGAGCGAAGTCGGCAGACAACTTCTCTTTCAACTCAAACTTAATTATCTGATTTTTATATGTGGGTGTCAATTCCAAGTCTGCCTTGGCATTGTCTGCTCCTGCAGGATCACCCACAGTAAAACCTTCCTCCCTCAACTTTTTGATGAGATCTAATTCATACTGGAATCCAGCATTAACTTTCAACTCTTGTGGGGAGGGACCATCACCATCATACAGTGGCTCTGAGTCAATCTTCTTTGGCATCTGTCATAGGACTCGACCTAACTATTTAGATCAGTCCTTTTAATGACAATGAAGGCATCCTTGTTACACTTCTTGGTGCCCTTCTTAGGAGACCACTTAGTGCCATGCCCATCGATTTCATATGTCTGACACCCTGCGGTGCAGATTTCATACTCAGCGCCTGCTTCCCAACCTAACTCGTCGAAAGCTTCCTGCAATTCTAACATTAACAACATACCTTCACTGCATTTACGTTTACTAAAAAGTGGATCCCTTGACCATGACAAGGGCATCAGATGTCACCAGGAGCACGATTCTCACTATAGTGTGCATCAAACATACCCTCAGGGTAACGTGCTGCCAGTTTCAAAGTGTTGATATAGATGATCTCATCAAGGCGCATGTCCAGTGCCATAGCAGCATTGGCAACATACCACATGATATCACCCAACTCCTTCTGCAGGTGCTCTTTGTTGGCAGTGTCCCAGGGTTTCGCTTGGAATTTAATCTTCTTCACGATCTCCATAAACTCACCACCCTCAGCACAGATACCAGAGGCAGCAGTGTCAAGACGCTCAATGTTACAACCTTGCTGGTGCAACTCAGTAAGGCGCTCCATATAAGACTGATAGTCCTTACTAGCATTAGATGTCACACGATCAACAAACTTACAGTAGCGATCGAGATCAACCTCAAATTTCTCTGGACCTTTCCCTGCATTTTCCTTTGCTTTGTTTTTCTCAGCAACCTTCTTCTTGGTCTTAGGAGCAGCAACCGAAGGGTTGTTGAGCATCTCATCAGGAGTCTTGGGAGTTTCATCAGCAACCCGTTGAGCACGTTGCTTTTCTTCTTCAATCTTCTCCTGTGCCTGACCTGAGATCTTCTCTGTCTCTTGCTCCAACTCGTAGTTAGGTTCGCCTTGGTCTGTAAATTTGTTTGGGTCAGTCATACTTTGAATCCTTCAAATGATTTTTTAGTGTCGGTAAATGCGTCTTCACTGATGTCACCAGCATCAATGATGTTGTCCTGCGCGGACTGATCACAATCATACAATCTCATCTTTGCTCTGTCAATCCCTACAACGAATCGCTTGTATACTGTGGGATCATTGTATCGATTTTTAAGTTGCTTGACCATGATCTGACCAAGCTGCTCCATCTCTTCTGTGGATATAAGCGCGACCATAAGATCAGCAGTAGCAGGCAATCCAAAAGACTCGCTAGTATCAGTAAGCTCCACATCAGAATTACCATACCCACTCCTAGTAGTTTGTGTTGCAGAGACAATGGGGACATTCAACTTGCCAGCGAGTCCTCTCAACTCCTCTGCGATGGACTTAACATATGTATACGAATTGACGACGGTCCCCTTATAGCGTGATGATGCACAGATATTCAGGTAGTCAACGAATACAATGTCAGGATGGAATCCTTTCTTCAGAGACAACTCATTCAAGAGTGCCTCAAAGTGTCCCACATGTGCAGACGCTGTAGGATACTCTTTGATAACTAGACGACCTTGAGTCTTCTTCTTGAGAGCATCCACCTTCTTGGTGTATCTCTCTTTGGTAAGGATAGGATCGCTCAGTTGTTGGATCGGGATGTCCAGGAGGTTGGCGTCAATTCGCTCAGCAATTTTTTCCTCTGCCATTTCAAGTGTAATGTAGAGTACGTTGCGCCCCTGTAGGAGCGAGGCACTAGCCATGTGGCACATGAATAGAGACTTGCCGACGCCCGTGCCAGCAAGGGCGATATTGAGAGTCTTGTTAGGCAGACCACCTTTTGTAATTTTGTTGAAATAGTCGATGTCAAAGGGAATCTTCTCCTCTTTTCTGTGGTAAAAGTCGTAACGGTCTGACGCATCAGAGATGTAATCGTGACCTACATGATCATCAAAACAGACGCCCAATGCCTCAGACATAATGCTGGGGATAGCGTCCTTTGTCCTAGTCTTATCTTGTCCGTCAGCAATCTTAACTGACTCCATGAGAGCAAGGTAGACTGCTCTCTCCTTGCACCACTTCTCAGTGGTCTCCATCAACCAGTCATCGTTATAATGATCACGGTCAAGGTTGTCTAGAAAGGTTTCAATCTCCTTATAAACATCCTCAGTGATGTCACGTCTCTTCTCGATCTCAATCTTCAGAGCGTTAGGCTCAGGGGACACATCATACTCACCGATGTATTCCTGAATCGCTTGAAACAGGACACGGTTTGTAAACATGTCGAAGTATTCATCCTTAATGAAAGGCAGGACCTTTCTGCAGTAATCTTCCTGAAGGATAAGTTTACTGAGTGCAATCTCTTCGATCTTGAGGCTCATTGATAATGTAAATAGGTGGTCAATTCATACTTGTCATTACTGATAGGAGCGTTATCCGAATAAGGATACGTCCACCCAGGCGGGTATACTACCACATCACCTTGCTGTGGTTTAATTTTAAGACCGACTTGAGGAAACTCCATCTCTCCACCTTCATCAACATCGTTGAGGAAGATCTTGTATGCTAGGAATCTCTTTGCAGAATCAGCATTACCAACGTCGATATGTAAACCGAAGTTGTCTCCAGTCTCGACATTGTATTTATTTAATTTGATTTGCTCAAGGTTATTCTTTGCTGCCCAGAATTTCTCACAGTCTAGTGCTGTCATGTATTCATGAGCAGACCACTGGATGATAGGGACAACCTGTTGTTGGATTGAATTCCACTCATGATCTCCCTGATCTGCCAGAAAAGAAACATTGATGATGTTATATTGTGGGACACCATCGTCCCACCTCATCATCTTGTCACAGGCATCTGCTTTAAGGATAGCATTCTTACAGACGTTAGGATCTAGTGCCTTGGGGTAGACCCTAATCCATTCCTTATGATCCATAAGAAAACTCCTGCTCTGCTGCTTTGTCCAGTCGCACCATCACTTCGGGGGTGAAGTATTTCTCGGGATCAGCGAGAATAGACTTAGGATAAACAGAAGATTCACCAACTTTGACGCGATTCCCGACCCGCTGGAAGATTCCGTACTTCTCACCCAATTCCAATAGTCCGTAATACCTGTCCAGTCCACGGTCATCATAATAGAGACGAGTTTCAACTTCAGAATTCTCCTTGCTTAGACGAGACTTAGCAGTCTTAGCCTTGATAATGTTTCCAATGACTTCCTTGCCATCCTTCTCTTTCTTCTTTGAGAGATAGATGATTGTAGAAGCAGCATACTTGAGTCCACTGCCTCCACCCATTTCTTTTGTAGGGACATAAGCTCCAACGACATCGTAAGTGTGATTAGTCACGATCATAGGCACGTTTGCTTTACCCAGTTTAAGGGTAAGCACACGGAAGATAGACTTAACTACCTGTGCCCTGGTCATGTCGCGGGTCTCTTTACCCGCCTCGGTATCCTCAATCTCCTTAGAGGTTGAGAGCATACCTAAAGAGTCTAACACAAACATCATGGGTTGGCGAGACTCTTCAGGCATCTGTAGATACTTATCAATAATCTTGATTGCTTGCTGCCTAAACTCCTGCACCGTAGTGACAGGGACAATCACCATACGCTTGGAGTCAATCTTTCTGGATTCAATCATGTCTCTGCTGATAGCAGACTCAGACTCAAAGTAGATCACACCAGCGTCAGGATCCATGTCAAGAAAATGCTTGACAATACCAAGGCAATAGAAAGTCTTACCAGTTGAAGACTCGCCTGCCAAAGCTGTAATCTTATTGGACGGGATGCCACCATAGATTGATCCAGATACCAGTGCGTTGAAAATATAACTACCAGTATCAATGTAAGCAGCGGTGTCACCCGCAGCAACTCCGTCTGAAACCAGACCAGCGTATTCATTATCGATCTCCTTTACGATATCGGAAAGAAAATTCACGACCACAGTGCCTCCAGGGTATTTTGTTTCTCAGGTTTCCAACCAATAGTGTCTAGGATTACAGTCAAAGGATCAAGGAAACTCTTCTTAAACTGTAGGTCATAGTCTATACTTTTGTCAAGCCCAAACTCGGTTGGAAGAGTCTGGAAGAATGAGATTACATTCTCATTGATCTTGTTTGGTGTCCTCAACATCACATACTTGATCTTCTCACCCTCTTGGATGATGGGATACTTGTGAGTGAGTTTTCTCTTCTTGATATAGAAGTTATACAGCAGTGCTCCACGCACATGCATAGGGCATCCCTTGCCATAGATGGTAGCAGGTGACGAATTCTTTGCCACGTTGTTACATCCACGGGGGAATGCAATGTCCTCCACAGGCATCGCCTCAAACTTCTCACGGAAGTTAGCGATAAACTTCTGCAACTCATCTTCTGTGCCATTCATGATGACCTTTAGAGCATCCTTAATGGCAGTGCGACAAGGTGCAGGGGTGGAAGACTTGACTGCTTCAATGCCGTTGATCTTGAGTTTGGGAGTCTTGTATCGGACACCCTCAGAGTCAAACACATTGAGGATATATCGTTTCTTTGCAGTCCAGATGCCACGGTTAGCGATATTCTCTCGCTTCATAAACATCTTCTGGTCGTAGGCATTCACATAGGACGCCAACGCTTCATAAGAATTTCCAATATACTTCTCAAATTCCACTTGACACACCTTGTCAAGGAACCCAACAATACTCTCATCGCTCGCCTCTCTGCCCTTGAATACCTCGTGTACAAAAGGACCCAGATTGAGATAGATGGAATCAGTATCAGCAGCAATAACGTAGTCAACATCTTCAGTCTTTAGTATTTTGTTAAGGTAAGCATTCATTCTATTTTCAATCCATCGGATGCTTACCTGTCCCGATAGAGTAATCGCCTCAGCATTTGCCAGATTGTAATACCTGAAGTATTGATTTCCGATGGCACCATAGGCAGAGTTGAGTTGGATCTTTCTTGCCATTTGGATGTTGTTGAATTTGGACACATCCTTTTGTAGTGCCTCGGACTCTGCAGGTGAGGAGGAATTTTCAAGAGCTTGCTTAGCGGCAAGCATTCGTTTCTTATAAATGGTCCTTTCATCGTAGATCCTCTGCATCATTTCGGGTAGGAATCCTAAGATGTCCTTTCGGTATTGTGCTCCGTTGGCGCACACACAGTAATCTCCACTCCCGATGGATACTTCTTGATTGAGCAGTCCATCAACAGTGGCGGTGGGGTGTCTCTGATCGACGAGGGTTTCAGGTGAAATATTATACTGCATAATGAGGTGAGGATACAGAGAGTTAAGGTCAAACGAAACCACCCAATCGTATAGTCCTGCCTTTGGCTCTTTGACGTAGGCTCCTGCATACTTTTCATCCTTCTTTGATGTAATTCGTGGGGGGACAACAATGCCCCGTTTCTTCAAGTCATTGTAGATCAGGGTGTCCCACATACGGACCTGAGAATATACATCCTCAAGGTTTACCTTAGCGTCATACGCCATGGTAACTGCCAACTCGATCAACTTCATCTTATCTTCTAGACTGTCAACCAGATTCACGTCGTGGATGTTATATTCCACGAAGCGTTGCCAGTCAGACGTATAGAAGTCCTTGAAGTTTTCAAACTCCGAGTGATCTAGTTTTGCATCATTCAATTCCACATGTGCAATGTGGTCAAGTCGATACGATTCTTGGTTTGTATAAGTAAATTTCTTATACAGATCAAGGTAATCTAGGATGGCGACACCTGTCAGTTGATAAGCAAGGTTGGTGCGACCTTGAATGACAATCTCCCTCTCAAGCACACGATTCCATGGTGACAGAGACTTCTTCCACTTCTCACCTAGCACACGCTCAATGCGTCTACAGATATATGGAATGTCATACAGGTTATTATTCCAACCAGTAATGATGTCAGGAGTATTTTCTACCCACCACTTATGGAAGTCGGTAAGCATTTCTGCTTCTGTCCAGAAGACACGATACTCAACATCTTTAGGTGGGGTAAACTCACGACTACCCCAAGTGATAATCTTCTTAGTATTAAAATCCTTGATGGTAATGCACAGCATTTCCTCAGCGGATGCTTGCACATCAGGGAATCCATTTTCACATGCCACCTCGATGTCAATCGTATAGATTTTCATCTGGGACATATCATAATCAATTTCGCCAGGAAACTTCTGGGCGATATGTTGATATACAAACCGCTCATACCCATGGACTTCTAGTCCTGCAGCACCCTCATACTGTTTGATAAACTCTCGCGCTTCACGAGCACCATCAAACCTTTTAGGGTGAGCATAACGACCATCAAGGGTCTTGAATTTAGACTTTTTTGACTGGACTTCAGGGACCAGAAACATGGTAGGAGAAGATTTCTCACGATACTTGACGGGGCGACCGTCTTCATATCCACGAATGAGAATATCATCTCCAAGTAGGACTGCGGATGTATAAAAATTACTCACTTACTGCGTTGTTGTATTTGGTGACGATGACGCCTGACGGATCTAGTATAGACATACATTGCTCCGAAGTCAAGAAGACGAAACGTTGGTCAGTGTGTAGTGGATACTCTTGCAACTCACCCTCGGGTGTGATGCTGAAGCAATCCTCAAGTAATAAACTCGGTTCCTCGTCCATCTCCGTCACCTTCCCCAACAAGTAGGTCTGCGGGTGGTGTGTGAGAATGATCAATTTCAGCATTAGTATAAAGGGATTTAGATTTTTCTAGGATTTCTTGGTAACCATTGAGCACATTGTCATGAGGCTCAGATAGACTTACCACAGAATACAGGGTGACAACACTTCTACCCTTTGTCATGGGTGACCATGGGAAAAATTCAACCTGCATATCCTTTAGGGATTCTACAGGATCTGAGTCTTCCTGCAGAAACATTTCTTCTGCAGGACGGCGGACCATAACAGTCCACGCTTCATTGAATTCATAGGCAAGTGCAGCGGTCGCATCAGGAGATTCACGAATCTCCTTGATATCAGCGATTACGTCTTCCCCGCTTTGCATTCTTGCGATTTTTACGGTCATAATCTTTTTGCATTAGGTGTTCATAAGTATACTTTACCATATCTGTAAAGGCACGTCGAGCTGATAGGTTTTTCTCCTCCTTTAGAATGTGCACCAACTCCATAAATTGATCCATATCCTCTGCAGGTAGATCAATAGTTAGTGTAGCATTCTTCTCGGCGTATGGAGCACATAAATTGGCGTAGTACTGCATAAGCTTCTCCAAATAAAAAAGAGTCCCTCGGGACTCTTTAGTTATACACTATATATCAGTAATCATTGATGTAACTTTGGCAGGTATCAGGATTCTTTTTACACCATGCTCTGACATAAGAGTCAGCATCTTGGTCCATAGTATAGTGAGCATGGTTATGAATCATACCAACAATAATAAGAAACCCAACCAGTAACAAATTAATTTGAGTCAGTGGATGTGTTAGCCAACGGATTACCAATTTCATAAATCTTCAGCTTCTGATGATCGGGGATGATCTTCTGCAATTCTACCACAAGCATCCCGTTTGTGAAGCTGACTGTGCCGACTTCCACATCATCGGACAGATTGAAACCTCGTGCGAATGATCGAGTGGCAACGCCCCGATGCACATACTCTTCTTTCTTATCATTCGCCGCCTTTGACTTGATGAGTAGGACATTACTCTCCGTCGATACCTCAATGTCCTCTGGTGCCCATCCAGCTAGTGCTAATTCGATCCTCCATTTGATATTAGATTCCTTGACGATATTGTAGGGAGGATACTGACCGCCTGGTGTCCCTACTCCGTAGGAATGCAAGCGGTAAAATAGGTCGTCAAAACCTACTGAAAATCTTTGTGACGCATCAAAAATAGCGTCGATGTCTTTCGACGTAAACTTAGTAATGTCCATAGCTCCTTATAAAGCGAGTTTGTATTGTGTGGTCCCCGAAGGCAACCACATATATTTAGCGTGAAGTGTGCTGAGGAATACCGTATATATAATTTCGGTTTACTCTAAACTTTTTTCTTTGTCTAAATAGCTTTGAAACTATATTCGGTGGGGTATATGAAACGAGCCTTTCTACCTCTCGTTATGTTATTGATGACAGCGGGTGCTGCCCAAGCAGGTGGTCTCGTTACTAAACATTCTGCCAGTGTGCAACTTACAGTTGACGCTGCAAGATCCACTGCGACAAGAATTGGTTCTTCGTTTAGTATTTCAGGATCAAATATTGATACTACGGACGGGTCAACTGCAGGCACTGTTTCTGCAGGCACTATCACTTCAGGTGTGTATAATCCTGGCACGATCGCTGCCACACAGGACACAGCAGGGGCGGCTTTCAGCTTTAGCCAAAGCTACACCCAAGCTGATGCCTTGCCTACAAGTGCAACAACTCTAGGTGCTAATCCTAACTACGGATCACTTACGACATATGCAGCAGGCACGAAAGATACTCTCGCAGGTACTGTAACCAGTGCAGGTATTCTTACTGTGACAGCTGGTGGGGCAGGTACAAGTGCCACAGGACAGTACGTAAGCGAGATCACTGTAATTGATTGAGGACGTTCGCGATGACCCGTTTTGGAAAGACGATACTTTGGTCTGTCCTAAATGTGGTGGGTGCATTTGCCACACTTGCTCCTGCCCAGGCGGTCCCCGTGGTCCCAAACTTTACCCAGGGCTCGATGACGAGCCACACGGAAACCACTTCAAAGGTGACCGAGACAATAAATTCGATGGACTACAATACAGGATATCAATATTCCGTGACTGGCTCAGGCGTTACCGCTTCTGGTAATTTAACACCAGGCACAGGTACTAACAATGTAACTATTGATGGAGTGACATCATCATGGACTGGAGTAACCAGCAAACCTCAATTCACACAGACAACACCAGGCGCAGCGTTTCAGTTCACAGAAACGTATTCAGGTCCTGGTTTAAGTCAGCAGACAATTATTCAAAGGGTGACCGAGGTCACCAGCGTAACAGACACAACAAGTATCTTTACCCAATAGCACTATGCATCACTTCACTTGCGACTGCCCCTGCCACTCTGGCGGAAACTGTAGGGGGTGTAAGTGCAACGGCAAGTCCGATTGCAAATAGCTCAGGCTCAGTGACCAACCAGGCAATTCAGGTTTTACAAGGTCCATATATCACTAACACATACGGGAATGGTATCCAGTGTCAAGGACCCACCATGAATTTTACACCGTATGTCACTGCATCAGCATCAGCACAGAAGCCATACGAACCTTACTACATGGATCCTGTGTACGACATGCGTGATCTAGATGAAGATGGCTCGCTCGACAATCCAGGTGACATTCTCTATCACGTCCCTACTAGGACAGGACAGAAAGATAATTACAGTCTAGGTATTGGTTTCTCTGCTACATGGTCCAAACCATTGGACAAAGAGTTACAAGAACAATGTAAAGAAGCAGCAGCAACACAAATTGCACTACAGCAACAGTTAACTGCTAATAAGCGCCTCGACTTTGAGATCGCGAGACTAAAAAATTGTGGCGAATTGATGTTGCGTGGAATTCAATTCCATCCTAAGAGTCCTTATTACTCTGTGTGTGCAGATGTAGTAGTTAATAATCCACCTGGCCATACTCATCCACACGTCCATAAGATCGAAGCACCTGTGGTTACTGAAGCTACTGGGACGGCAGAAGATCTAAAAGAAATATCTATCCCTTAGGTTTTTTCTTAGGCATTTTGAAAGGAGGCAATCCTTTCTTCTCACGATACTTATTAGTTTGGAGCTCATTCTGAGATAACTTAGGGGGCTCCTTTCCTATTGCCTTTTTAATCTTTTTAATTATCTGTTTGACTATAGGTTTTACCAGTTTCAACAGGAAGGGTGTTGCAGCAGCAGTTGCAGTTGCCACAACAGCGATTGATGCAGTGGTTGTGACCTGTCCTGCTGAGGGTATTGCCTTAATAATCTGATCAGGTATTGCTAATTCTTCTTTGATCGGAATACATTCTTGACCGACCAATCTATATTCAACAATCTTCTTCTTACCAGCGTCTACTAGGGTCCCTACAGGTTCTTTTAGTTGCTGTGCCTCTGTAGGACAGTCTGGTGTTTCAGCGGTAACTGGCTTGATCTCAGGTGCCTTTACCTCAGGTGATGTTGGTGCTTCAGGTGTCTTAATAGGTGGGACTTCAGCACTATATTCAAACTTCAGCTCGTCCTTATCATAATTCATAGGATTGAACGATGGGACACCACCATCACACAGGGTGATAGTGCCATTCTCATCGTCTATACCAATTTTTTTACTCTTATTGTTTACCTCGTGCGCTTCAACACAGCCAGGGATATTGACAACTGGTACACCAATATCCACAGTGACTGGTGCTGATGGGGGAATTGCTTGAGGTGCTTCAGTAAGAGCTGTAGGGATAGGCAGGACATTAATATTGTCCACGCCTATCGGTTTGATCTCCATTAGAAGGGGATAGCGCCACCAGTGATAGCGCCACCAGCTGCACCTGCAGGTGCACTAGGAATTGCCCCACCAGTTACATCAGGCAATTCAGGCATCGCACCACTTACCAATCCAGGTAGTGCTCCAGTAACAGCATCCATCACTGCTTCTGTAACCCTTTCTCTAGCACTCTCTGCAAGTGCTTCTCTATTAAGGTAAACGTAAGCACCACCGCCTACGATACCTGCTGTGCCAACAAATGATAGCACTGCTAAAACATTAATCAGTTTTTGCATCTTTCTTTTCCTCTTTAGGTTTATCATCGTCGCGCTTCTTAGCTGCTTGGACCCCAAAAGTAGCTAGCGTTCCTGTAAACACGCTGGCTATAAAAGTTGGATCAATCTGCTTCTGTTGTAAGCCAGGAATAGTTACATAATTAAGTGTAAGAATTGCTGCAGACCACGAAAGAATAACGACTCGCACCAATGCGGACAGACCTTCATCTGCCCAATCAAATTTATCCTTTTTGGCTTCAACCTTTTTAGGGGAAGATTCCATGGGAAAATTAATATGGCAGAGCTATTTAGCTCTCTGGTGCTGCCACCTTTTTCTTGCCGATATTATACTTACTTTCTAGCGTCCACTCGCCTTTATCCTTAAATGAAAGCACTTTGATCTGATTAAGGGGAGCAAGATCTAGCTCACCTTCTGTAACAACAGAGATCAAACCCCAATCACTAAGGAGTTTTGCAATACGATTACGACGTTGGACATCGTTTAGTGAAATATTTGCAGGCTTACCATCAAGAGCAAACAACTCTTTGAAATGCACGATGTAATACTTGCCACGCTTATGAAGAATGTGGCAGGATTGATACAGTTTACGCTCTTTGCGGGATGCTACACCGATACGGGTAAGTGTCTCTCTAACCTTAAGAAAGTCATCAGGTTCCTTAAGAGAAACCTCCAACATATCCTCCTGAGACCATGCGATTTCCTCGCTCATCTTTTTCCTCCGACATCAAGTTTTGATTTAATAACTTCAATCTGCTCCTTAGTCAAGATTCTCATAGCCTGCTGAGCTTTCTCAGTATTGTAGCCATAATATTGCTTCACGAGATCTATGTCGTGATTCTTTTCTTTTTTATCCCAAGGAGAAAATCTTTTAGATTTCCTGATACTATATAGGAAAAATTGATATTGAAGGTCATTATCAAGATAGGGACAACCATTCATAGCATTAGCATACATCACCGTATCAAGGTGTTGTGCTAGGCATTTGTTGATAACATACGCAGGATATTTCTTCATCGCTCTCTCATCGGTAGTGAGATCGCCCTGCTTTAGATTGATACTGTTGAGATAATCTTTAAGGGGGATCTCATGACTCATACCGAAAGAAGCTCCAGAGGTGAAGGGGGATAAAGGTCGTAGTTAGCAACTAGCAATTCAGTTTTATTCTTATTATCTGCTCGATGTTTCATACCATATGTGATCTTGAAGATCTCTTGGTGGAAGTCTTGATATGCTTCCTTTAATTCATCATCATTATTATACGTTACCATCCAATCCCAAGGACAGATCTTACAATTCTCTACAAAGTCCTTATGATTAAAATCTTTATGCATCTTAGCATCAGTGCCATACAAAAATGATTTGATTTTGTATGGAGGATCTAAAAATACAAATACATTGTTACGCTCACTCTCTGCATCATTCATCACATCAGTGTAATCAAGGTTAGTGATGTGCCAATTCTTAATTACCTTAGAGATATCCTTCAGGTTTCGTGCACCACGAGTGGTAAAGTTTTGACGTGATGCTGTAGCAGAGAAGGAAGAGTTTTCTGTCAACCCGCTATAAGAACACTTATTAAGAATCCAAAAAAGCACAGCTTTATCAAAAGAGTTTGCTTCGGATATACTTTCTTTAGCAGACTTAAATAACTCTCTGGCGAGATCTTCGGTGAGGTTGTTTTCTTTAGCTTCAACCAACGCATCAGATAGATCATCACCATTCTTTTGGAGATTGATCCAGAAGTGGTAAAGGTATTCATACTTGTCATTTACCCACACAGGGATATGAGGATATTTCTGAGAGAAAAGGAGAGCGACTGATCCTCCACCAAGGAAGGGCTCGCGAAACTCACCAATATCTTTCGGAAACTTGTCAATTAGTTTAGGTGCTACCCTTGACTTACCGCCAGGATAACGAAGAGGAGTTTTCAAATACTTCATTTTGTAAGATCCATGTATGCCATAGGTTCGTCCCATGGTCCAATATTTACTTTGCCTGTAGGCAGTGCATTGAATGAGATAGTCCACCTATCATAGTCTTCTAGGTGTCTATCTGACTGATGCATCAACCATGAGGGGAAGAGAATCAGTTTACCAGGCTCTGCATCGATTGCAGCATGAGGACCATAATGATTTTCATTGATGACCTCAGATACAACCTCCATAGAATCATAGTTTCTCTGACTCAACGGGTCATGGAAGACAGTAGGAGCACCCTCTGTGATATAAAACACAGCACTGATGTAAGACATCGGATGTCTGTGTAGAGGATGACCCACTCCACTTCTTGCAGGGGCACGATTTGCCCACATAGTAGAGATCTTTAACTGATCACAATGTAGTTTATGATGTAAATGATAGTCTGTCAATGCCGCATAGAAAAACTCTTTGAGATCATAGATAGGACCTTCTTCAATGGTCTGCAACATTGGCCATGAAGTCTCTACACCTTCTGGGAAGTTGTTTTGCCTGAATTCTGTATTCTCCAACAACCAATCTGTCAACATTGGCCAGAAGTCTGAGTCAAACTTAGACTGATACGTCCTAACCTTTACTGGAAACAGATCTATATCTTTACCCCACTTCACTTAGATACCTCTAACTTCAACATATAGGTGTCACCACCATGATTAATCTCACCACTAGGGAATGAATTACATGCCACGGTGTAACGATCTTCAGGATCATTGTTAGGTAAACTACCGTGGATCAACCAACCAGGAAAGACAACGAATCTACCTGGTTTTGCCATACTATATGATCTAATACCTGTAGTGGCACCCTTCCTACTCTCAACGTGGAGGTGTGCCCATTCACGTTGCTGCACAGGGTCTACAAAGTATGTAGGAGGACCGTCTGTAAGGTAGAAGACACCGCTGTAGTAGGACATAGCGTGTCTATGGGCACTGTGATACCACCCAGACCATGCTGGAGACCAGTTACCCCATGCTTTGTTTGCCTTCAGAGAGTCGCATTCCAGCGCCAGATCCTCAGCAATCTCATCAAAGCATGACTGAAACCAATCCATCATGAATTGATACTTAGGATTAGTTTCAACAGACTTACAAGTCTTTACACCTGTAGGGACGTTATCATTCTTCCAAGTAGGCTCTTCCTTAAACAACTTAAGGCACTCAGCAGCAACATCCTTGTTGTAGAATTCATAGATCTCTACGGGAAAGATAGATTCTTTTTTCATAATACTCTTATGTTAGCAATACCATCATTAATTCGGCCAGTGGGTAAAGCATTGAAACTTACAGTATATCTATCTTCCTCAGCATATGCTGTGTCATGCACAAACCAACTAGGGAAGATGATACATTTACCTGCTTCAGCAGAGATTGTTTCAAATACAGGAGCATTCTGATTGAATCCTTCTGTAGAGATAGTTGGTTTAGTATACAACTCAAACTGACCAAAGGATCGCATCTGAATAGGGTCATAAAAGACCGTAGGTGCACCGTCTGTGAGGTATAGAATACCACTCCAGTAAGAGTTAGCATGTCTATGTGCTGTGTGCCTCACGCCAGGACGATAATAGTTTGCCCACATGGACGTAACCTTGAAACCATCACAGTCATAATTCCAAGTATCTTGAATCTCATCAAGACATTCATGAAAGAAGTCTACCATAGGTTCGAATGCTTCGAGCTTATGTAACTCCAACCATGTATTAAGAATGCCAGTCTCATTCCTCTGATCTAATTTTTGTTTCTGTACATGAGAAACCCAGTCTTCCTCAGTGGAAAACTGGAATTCAAATACATCTACTGGGTATAGTTTATTTACTTTCATCGATATACATTGTGCCCCAACCTTGTGTTGCATCAGACTTATGCAAGAGGACTCCATCAACTTTGTTGATCAAGGACTCAAGAGAGTAATGCAGTTTGCGATATCCACTCCCGACGTAGATCTGACCAAAGACTACTGCAATAGTAGCAGCACCCCAGAAATAATAATAGTAACTAGACTTAACTTGCTTTTTCATTTGTGTCACTCACGAAAAGATTATCTAAAGATCCTCTTTCTGGTTTCAAGAAAAACTCAGAATGATGCTTAAAAATGATTGGATCGTATCTACTATACAACAACAGTTTCTTAAAATCAATATCTGCTGGTTTTCTCTTCCAATTATCTCTATCTAGATTTGGACATTTACCGTGTATAAACTTCCCATCTTTACGAAGAGGTATCATACTTACAGGAGTTTCCCAAATCAACTGTCGGTATTTTGTCATAAGCACATGGTAGAAGTAGTCAACATTTTCTGGACCTCTCTGCCTTCTTCCATTCTTCAAATGTGGTGCAGTTGCTCCACCACCTTGAAAGTTAAAATTGTATCGAGATCGATAAACTCTAACTCCGCTTCTTTGATTCATCCCATAGTCTAGTTGAGATTGATAGACAACTTTCTTTACCTGACCTCGTACCCAACCTTCTGGTTTCTCAATGAGCAAATCAGCACCTTCATCAACAAGAGGCGTTGCAACATTGATACCTTGTGAGAGAAAAAATACCTTTACAAGATCCTCACAAGCATTCCCACCAAACTTAGTTGATCCATCTTCTCTACGGAGAGGTATAGTTTCCTCTTCCAACAAAGGTGGCATACATGGGACTAATCGTTGGGCATTTGGCGATCTACTCATTTATATTCACACCTCATCATTAACTCAGTCAAAAACGCAACCATATTAATCTCTTGATCAACCACAAAACCAGACTTGTATTGATACTCAGAGATAACTAACACCGCCTCAGGAATAGATTTGGGTTGTAGATAGTTATAAAGGTTATCATAGATCTTTCTCATGATTGCCTGAGGTTCATTGTCAAGATTCTGTGTAACCCACTTCTTCATGTTGGTAAACTCTTTACCACGAAGATACTTAACTAGATTAGAAATCTGAATATCATTAGCAACACCAAGGATACCAGTATCAATCTTACCTGTAGATGAATAACGTTGCAACTCATTGAGTGTGCGACGGAAATCAGGGAAATATTTCTGCAGGACTTCAGCAACAACCTTAGGTTCGTAGTCTACATTCTCATTACCTAGGATCTCCTTCACTCTATTGAAGAAGTTTGCTGCCATAGACTGTTTCTCTTTACCCTTGAGAGAGAATTCTACTACAGAGCATCGAGAGTGAAGGGGAGAGATGATCTTATTCTTGTAGTTACAAGTAAAAATGAATCTACAATTCCTCTGAAACTCTTCGATGGTTGCCCTAAGGAGCAGTTGCACATCAGGGGTAGTATTGTCTGCCTCATCTACAATGATGATCTTGTGTTTGCTCTCCGAATAAAGTGAAACTGTAGACGCAAAAGCTTTGCACTGATTCCTGACCGTATCCAAGAAGCGACCCTCGTCGGACCCATTGATAACCAGATAATCTGATCCCAACTCCTCACAAAGTGCTTTCGCAACCGTAGTTTTTCCAACACCAGCAGACCCCGCAAGCAGAAGATTTGGAATCTCACCTTGTTGCAGGAATCCTTTGAAGATTTCTTTGGTGCTGTCAGGAAGGATGCATTCATCAATAGACTGTGGACGATATTTTTCAACCCAAAGAAACGTATTCATCAATTAGGCTCGAGTGCGATGTAGTAGGACAGGTGGGAGTGACCAGTTGCCATCCAGCAGGAGGCATTACGAGTAGAGATCGTAACGTGATAACTACCAGGAATAATCTTAAGATTCTCTACCTTCAGACAGTAACAGATCTCATCTTCAGAAAGCACAACGTTGCTATTCGCAGTGTTGAGTGCCACATTCTGCAGTGGAAGTGAGAAGACATTAGAAGATTGATTCTTACGGTCCTTCACACAGATGCTGTATTCACCTTTATAACCAGTGATACAGATATCTTCAACACCATATACTGCTGCTGCCTTCAGAAGTTTGGCAAGATCATCAGCAGGAAGATCAAAGTTGAAGTCCACGTCAGGGAGATCAAGATTGAATTCTTTAGGCACAGTGACAATCATTTCAGGGTCACTGTAGTAGTATGTGGTCTTCGCCTTGGTCTTCTCATCGAAGATCAATACCTTCTTATCATCAACAAATCCAAGGACAGGATCGTCAAACAGACTCAGAGCACCGAGAAAGAGAGGAAGATCATAGATTGCCATGTCAGCAGGGAAAACATCATTCATTCCACACACGGAGATGATGCTCTTACTAACAGACATGGTGCTCAAGACACGTCCTGCACGAATAACAATGGACTTGTTGATAGTAGCGAAGTTTTTAAGATACTCAATGGTGCTTTTACGCAACTTGAGTGTTTCAAAATCAGTTGTTTGGGACAGGTTTGCCATATTATTGAGGATAAGATTCGCGGGATACTGATTGGTCGCTGAAGTAGATCAGCAACACTGCATAGTGTAGCACCTTAAGTAGATCACGTCTAGCGGTGCCTTTCTTGTCATAACGAGAGGCATACTTTAGGATGTTACTCCTGCAGAATGCCTCAGCGTCACCACAAGCATTGATGAGATCAAGAGTTTGGATACCCTCAGGACCACTAGAGTAGTGTGCCCTGTAGGTATCCGTAATATACTCTTTCAACTCTGTGATGATCGCATCTTCATTGTATTTGTTTGCCATAATGAAGTCGGTGGTTAATTTATATGATATCAAAGACCTAGGTTGTTGTCAACACTTACGTCACCGTCAATTTTATCATACAACTCAAGGAATGATTGCTTAGTCTCATCATCGAAACGATTCAAGCAAACCTTGATTGCCTTCACACGATCAGAGAAGATGCTGTATGCACGGATGATGTGCACAAGACGGCGGGTGCTGATGATTTCATCAATACCACCCTCATTAAATGTCTTACGGATGATGTCTGCCCAGTTGACAAGATTCTTGATGTAGTCATCATCACAGCACTCCAACTCAGCACAGTAGTTATTGAGCATCTTGGTCTCAATATTGACTGAGGGATACTCTTGCTCGAAAGTAACAGGGAAACGCTCTAGGAATGCTTCGTTGAGCACGTTGGTGCCGATGAAACGTCCGTCATCACTGCCCTTACCTTTGGTGTTAGCAGTAGCGATGACAGTAAAACCTGCAGCAGGATATACCTGACGACCGATCTTCTTAAGGAAGACTCCATTACCTTCAAGGATAGACTGAAGGCAGAGGATCTTGTTAGAAGCAAGGTCAATCTCGTCTAGAAGCAGCACAGCTCCCCTCTCAAGAGCTTCGATGACAGGTCCGTTGTGCCAAACAGTGTTACCATCAACAAGACGGAAACCACCAATAAGATCATCTTCGTCGGTTTCAACGGTGATATTTACACGGATCAACTCTCTATTTAGCGCTGCACATGCTTGCTCGACTCCGAAAGTTTTACCGTTTCCAGATAGTCCAGTAATAAACGCAGGGTAGAAAATTTTGGATTTAATGATCTTCTTAAGATCTGCAAAGTTGCCAAAAGGTACATAGTTGGGATTCTTTGCGGGGACCAAATTCACGGAAGGTGCGGGTTGAGCAGCGGGTGCTTTGAATGTCTTCTCAAGTTTTTCTGCGACGGTAAGATTCCACTTACCAAGACCAGACTTGTGATTCTTAAGACGCTTCTTAACAGTAGCAAGAGAGCATCCGAAGTGATCAGCAGCACCTACCAGTTGAGGGACGCCTACTTCTTCACCATGCTCAGCAGTGAGGAAGTTGATGATGTCGTCGGTTGTCACAGGGTGTGGTGCGAAAGTCATGTGTTTCTTTGTTGTGTATACATGTATTATACACACGCAGAGGGGGTGTGCAACGCAACCCATGACGGTTTTCTATCTGGCACACGCAGGTAGTTATCGTTGACCCATGGTTTGCTTGCCACATACCTTTGATATGCAGTAACAGTATCTATAGACGTATCATATTTATACACGTCAGGCATAGCACGAGCAAATGGTGTGTGATCGTCAGGACACCCCTCTGTGGGTGCTAGAAGCGCCGCTAAGCGTAGGGAGCGCTCACAGGAATGCACTTTGTCATATCGGAAAGTATATTCCTCACACAATGCAAATGCATGTTGAAACATCCATGCAAGATTATGGTCAGACTCAGCGACCCATTTCGTGCATGGATGATTACGGAAGGCACCCTTCTTAGTATTGTATGGTCTACCATCTTTGTTAAAGACAGGACCGTATCGGTGATACCAATCACTATAAACAATAGAGATCATTTGGCAACACTCTAGTGGCATCTTGACAATATGTTTGTCTGGCAACTGGTATGCTGCCAGACTTGGATCTTCATCTACTGCAAAGATATTCACTTCTTAAAGACTCCTAGTTTAGCAAGGAGATAGACAGTTAAGGAGGTCCAGAAAATGACCTCCAGTGCAATGTTACTCATGCAATTTGTGCGATAAAGGATGAGAGAATACGCTTGTTGTTTGCCTTATTCTTAAGGGACTTTTTGAAGGCAGACTTGATCTGTGCCTTGGTTGCGTCTTCCGCTACATCAAATTCTACCTCAACACCTACAGAATTGTCATTAATGTAATACAATTCTTGGTAACCACGATGGTTAGGCATAGTCAATGCTTTCTCTTTTTTCCAGAGTTGACGCATTTTGTTTGCCTCACCGCCATGACCAAGAATCCAGTTGAGATCACGAGTGGTGATGATACGGAAACCAAGGAAGTTTACCTCAGGGAAGCGACCCTTGATATATTCTAGCAGACGAGTAGTAACTCCGCTATAGTTATCTTCCATTTTTTTATAAATGCGACCATTCTTACGATCACGGATGCGATAACCATAACCAAGAGCAGACTTATACATGTAGTCATCATCAGAAAGAGTTGACTTCTGATTGACTGCACCTGCATTTGACTCACCATCAGTAAGAATACTGACGTGCACCTTCTCAACGTTGTGCTTATTCTTGAAGAATGGAATCAGAGACTGAAGACAAGCAATAGCATCATTCAGTGGTGTGCCACCAAGACCGAGGTGACTAGGGACATTCAAGTTAGCATCCCATGAGCGACGGTCATTGAATGCAGTAGTTACAGCGAAGAGTTTAGCACAAGCATCTTCAAACTTCTGCGTATTCATCTCACTATGTAGGTAGCAAGGGAGAGCAAAGTGGTTAGGGATGTAATACTGACCCTCAACCTTATCATACTCTTCTTCACGCATGTAATGACCATCACATACGAATGCATATACTGCGAAAGGAATGTTTGACTTACGGCAGAAGGAGCAAAGACTGATAAGTTGCTTGACAGTATCAAGAATTTGATCTGCCATAGATCCAGACCAGTCAAGAAGGAAGATCAAACCATGATTCTTACCATCCTTAGTGGTAGTTACCTTCCTGAAGATGTCATCATTCCAAAGATAAGAGTTGAGTTTGTTAGTGTCAATCACACCAGTGCGAGACACCTGCTCACGAGCGTATGCAGATGCAGACTTTTTCATCTCAAACTCTTTAGAAAGATATGCAACCTCACGAGAAGCATTTTTCTTCCACTCTTGATACCTTACCTTGTAGTCTTGGAGAAGACGAAGAGAAGGATTCATGTGCTCTTGGTTTGTGAAGCACTCTTGCTTGTAGAAGTCATCAAACATACCCCATACTTTCTCAGCAGGCACGATGATTTCCTTGATAGGAAAGTCTGGGATCTCAAGATACTTAGTGGTGTTTCCGTAGTTATCTTCTTTTTGAGTGCGTTGCTCTAGAGACTCAGCAAGTGCTTTGTCTGTATCTGCAACATCGATGTCCTGCTGATACTCTGGGTATTCTGCATCAGTGCCTTCTTCCTGATCGCCTTCTTCATAAGAAGGAGTATCAAGATCAGGATCGTTTGGTGACTTATCAGGTTGACCGTTAGGATCTGTGTCAGTAAACCACTCACGTCCTTCACCGTCACCGTCACTACCAGTGCCACCGTCCTCGTTACCGTCTTCTACAGTATCGATCTTCTCTTTTTCTGCCTCTGCTTTGGCATACTCATAGATCTCACGAGCAACTTCGATAGCATCTTCAAAGGTTTCGATGTTGTCAACCTTATCAACATACTGCTGCTCAGTAGCATTGAAAGGCATCAAGGCATATGCACCAATCTTGAAGTGAAGATTGATACGATCGATCAACTTGAGTTGCTCCAACTCAACGTTACGGACTTGGAAGAAGTCCTGCTCATTAAGAAGAGAGTAACCACCAGTGAAATCTTTGCGAAGACCTGGAAACTTCTGCTTCATGCATTTCTCAATGCGAGCGTCTTCAACGACATTCACATATGATTTGGGCACGGACTTGAATGATTCAGTCCAGTCTTCGTTGGGAGTATATAGAGCATGTCCTACCTCGTGTCCTACGAGTAGGTTGTAAACAATGTCTGGCACGTCCCAGATAGGTAGAGTCAGCACACGACGATCTACGTCGAAAGATGCCGTCTCACAAGTCTTGTGCTCCACAATCAGATCCTCAGTTGCGAGGAGTTTTGCAAGTGTGCCTTTGACTTCGAGGTTAGCGGTCATGTGTTTTGCGTTTGTATATGCATACTATAAACCCTCCCCTATGGAAAGGGAAGGGAATGTGTGCCACTTATTAAATTGGATCAAGCGTCAACGTTACCGTGGGTCTTTTCGTATTCTATGATGTCATAGAATTGCTTGGCAAGAAGCATAGCATAGTCTGCTTCTTCTCTAGTGGGGGCTGTTTTGGCATACATCATACATCCTTCGTAAAGGATCTTTGTATCATAGTACCCAATGTCAATTTTGGGCTCATTCATCGACAGTCTCCTTAATTTTACTAAAATCGTTAACTTTTTCAAACCTAATAGTCCTTGGAAACTTATCTTCCAAGATCTCACCCTTATGCGAGATAACAAATACTTGTGTTGAGTCCATCAACTTGAGAATCTTAAGCAATTCGTCGGTTGATTGACCATCTAGACTTGAATCAAACACTTCATCCAAGATTAGAAGATTGGTGGAAGCAGAGTTTTTAAGTTTGGCGATCTCTCTCCATGTAAAGAGGAGTGCCAAGTCAATCTTTTGCTTCTCGCCTTCAGAAAATGATGAGTAACTAAACACATCACGGTATCTGGATCTAATAACCTCATTAAATTCCTCGTCGAGTGTGAAATCGACGTAGAAATCCATTTGTGCTAAGTATTTATTAATCTTCTGGTTGATGATAGGGATAAATTTGCTGATAATCTTGCTTTTTACCCCTCCATCCTTGAGTAAATTGGATACAATCTTGAGATTATTCTCCTGATCTCTCACTCCAGCACACCTTTTCTCTGTCTCCGAGAGGGTTGTCTCAAAATCAACAAGAGTTTTCTTTTCAACATCTAAATCAGGTGTTTCTTTGTTGCAATCCTTAAGAATTTTTTCATTTTCCTTCAGGATCTTACTATTTTCCTTGCCATAACTTGTGATTTCATGTTGCAAGGTAGTGATTTCCTCCTGCACACCCTGATATTCCTTAATCTGAGTGAAAATATCGTTGACTGTGGTAGTGATATCACTAAATCCTTTACTCAGTTTCTCTTCCCTTTGTGCTGCCTCTGCCAGATGCTTGGTCTTATGCTCTTTTTCTAGGTTTTGATCACATGTTGGGCATTTGTCATGCTTAGAATAGAAGTTATAGTCTTTCTTTGCTTTCTTAAGATTCTGCTCGATCTTCACACGCATGTCACGGAGACTATCATGCTTCTTTTCTAGATCAGGTAGACCTACAATGCTAGTTTTTAACTCAGCAATGCTACTTTCGTGTGCAGAGATACGTTGAGTGTTTTCATTATACCTCTTCTCGTTTTGAGTGAAGCGATCCTGCAACTTCTCAAGGTAATCTGCATTCATTTTCTCCAGATTTCCGATAGATTTACGTTGCAATTCTACCTTCTGCTCAGCAAGAGTTACCTCATGTGCACACACCTTCATCTCGTCTCTGATATCTTTAGAGCGATCCTTCAGCAAGACATTCATTCTACTGAAGATCTGGATATCTAGGATATCTTCAATGACCTCACGTCGATTAGGTGCATTCAACTTCATGAAAGGCACAAAGGTGCTGCTACCAAGGATCACAACCTGAGTAAATGACTTGTAATTAAACTTGAGAATGCTTTGCTCAAGATATTTTTGATAGTCTTTGTTAGCAGCATCCTGATCAAGAAGACTACCGTTACGATGAATCTCAAAGATGGCAGGTTTCATGCCACGGATTACCTTATATGATACAGATCCAATCTTAAATTCTACCTCAGCACGCATCTCCTTTTCGTTGATGCTATTAACCAACTGTGCTTTGATAATTTTACGAAATGGTTTATTAAACAAAGTAAAACACAGGGCGTCTAGCATAGTAGACTTCCCTGCGCCATTGCAACCGAGTATTAAATTACCAGTAGATTCTAGAAAATCAATCTCGGTAAAGTGATTACCTGTGGAGAGAAAGTTTTTCCAGCGAATCTTTTCAAATACAATCATTATACAGGGGGAATTACAATATCATCAGGGGTGATTACAGAGAATCTGTATCCATGTCCACGACAGTTAAACTTGACGGTCTCTTCATCGACTTCCATCACTTCCAACTCTCGCTCATAATCGTTTGCTACAAGCAATCCATAATACCTGTCTGCGTCGTCTTTGTCAACAAACATTTGGACTACACGCTCAAGGTTATCTTCATCTTTTACGGCGTATACTCCGCCGCTTCCCTTATCGATTAAGACAAACAATGTTAGACCTCCAACGCTTCCAAATAAAGTGACTTGAGTATACCGAAGATATCATCCTTGTTATCAAATTCTTCAACACACTTCTCAAGTATACTGAGAGTGTCCTCAATCTCAACATCTTCTTTGACATCATCAAGATCTACAGAGAGATCTTCAATGATCTTCAGGTCTGCAAGTTTAGACCCTTGGAGTTGTCGGACAGTCTGATCAAATTTTACAATGTCAGACTTGTTTTCAACTACCAGTTTGACGTAACTACCCTCAAGATTGGGCACGTTTTTAGCATCAAACTCATCGTTGTAATAAACTTTGTGGAAGATGTCGTATGGATTCTTATAAAATTTAAGATTGAGAGTATCTGTATTTAGGATGTGAAACCCTCTTTTCTGACCGTAATCATTCCAGTATAATTGGTAGGGATTACCGAGATACTGGACATTCTTACGCTTACTCTTCATGTGAAAATGTCCCGAGCACACCAACTTAAACTTGGACAATACATCTGGGTCGTCACCGTGCTCCATGTAATAACCAGGTATAGTTTCAAACCCGTTAAGCTCAAGATGGCCAAAGCAGACATCACTATTACTGTCTTGGATGCATCTATTTGACTCTGTGCGATTGTCGTCACAAATCCAAGGAAGAAGAAGAATATCGATACCACCAATACGAGACTCAGTAGGTTCAGAGATGATACGGATGTTGGTGTATTCTCCCAATAGTAACTCTGGGGCATTGACCCGAAGAGTATTCTTGTAATAGATGTCATGGTTGCCTACAAGCATGGTTAACATCACTCCACGATCTGCTAGTGGTGTAAACCACATCTCCTTTGCTGCCTCTAGCGATGCAAAGTTGATTCCTTTTCTACGATCAAAAGTATCACCAAGGCAAACTACTTCCGTAATTCCTTGACGATCAATCGTAGGTAGGACAACATTGGAATAGAATTCACGATACTTGTCAATGAAGACTTGGTTGTCATTCCTGACACCAAAATGCTGATCCGTAATAAGAAGGACCTTACTCATATGCCACCGACCCAATTAACACTTATCGCAATTCTAGCATCATCTACAGGATTTGGCGAGACCCTATGACGGACCCACGATGGAAACATCAAGAAGTCATACTGATCAGTGGGGACAGTCTTTCCCAACAACTGGTCATCCATCTTGCCACCGATAGGCGTCATACGTTTGATATAATCCAGAGGATCTACAAATTCTAGATCAGAATTATCTTTATTCTTCTTGTAGTAATAAACTGATGCAATATGCACACCTGCGGCACCACCATTATGAGAGTGCTCCTTAGTCATATCACCTTTCCTATGCAGATTAACCCAACAAGACTCAGCAATGATACGAGAGTCAGGGACATACCCTAGGTGATCCCAATACATCTTTGCCGCTTCCCACATAGGTTTAAGCATCCACTCAAGGCGAGTATCTTTTTGAAGCATGAGACTAATCTCACCTGAAGAAAGACCTGTCTCTCCACCCCAAGTGCCAGGACTAACAGTGCTCCAGATCTCCTCTAGCAACTCGTCAGTCCCTTTCTTTTCTTCCTCAGTAGGAATCACCCTGCCCTTGTGGACAGGAATAGCAAACAGATCAATCATATTAATTACGCATATTAGTTTCTACTCTATTCTTAATAGAATTCATATCAGAATGATTGTCATTAGAATCAGAATGGAAGACTTCATCGTATCCTTTCTTCTCGATTAGTTTTTCTTTAATATCCAGTTGTCGTTTTTCTTTAGCGATACGTCTCAGATATGCGTAGAAGACAATCTGAGTGAAATAAGCGAAAGGATTCTTGGATTTATTAGGGTCAAAGTTATCAATATACTGGACGCAATTTTCAATACCATCCCCAATCATGTCTTCTTTATACATGTAGTTAATAAAGTTGGGGCGATAAGACAAATGGGTAGCAATCTTTAGAAAGCATTCTCCAATGTAATTACTTATCCTAGGTTTTGGTTTGTCACGCATACGAGCGACTTCAACCTCCTGACGATACTTGATCAGTTCAGCAAGAAACTTTTTATTGTCAACGTAGTGCTGTTTTTTCTTAGGAGGCATTAATACTTGCATTGTGTGAAGCGGTCTCACATGTGAATATGTTACTCCAATAACAATTATTCGTCAAGTGTTGACAACGCTGTTAATTATAATTATACTCAACCATGTCAAGGGTTGCAAGAGGGCTCTTAGTACTAAGCGTTAGGATCGTAACTTTGAGTTTTGAAAATCCTTTCTAGTCTTTTACGAGCTTCTGCTACTTTACCGACGAGTCCCATATTTTTATTAATACCTATTTCAAACTCGTCATCTTCGATTGAGCCATATTCTTTTCTTACCCACATCTTATACATGATCATTGCTTCCCTAGACATAGGAGCAATAGTCATGATGTCTGCTTCGTTTATAATAAAGAATGATTCATCTGACCACATCATCCATTTAATTAATCCCACAGCGACACCTACCTCTCCACTCTCTTTATGGACTGTATGGTGATTAGGTGCTGCTGGATTTGATACAAAGATAATTGTCTGACCATCTTCCTCGGTACCGATCATCGTGCCAAGGATTTCTTCTCCTGACACAAGTTTGATGATGCCGTAGAATTCAGCGTCATGTTGAATGTAATTAATCATTAGTGATCTTTACCTTAGTTACATCATAATTAAATTTCTCTTCGTCATAGATTTTCATCCTTTCAACTAAATGACGTAGAGTATAATTGTGTCTACCATTTCGGGAGCAATCGTCGGCAATGTCATACAACACCGCTTGTGCTTTGTTTTCTCCCTTCCGCAAGACACGACCAATAGACTGTAAGTTACGGACTCTAGATTTGGAAGGAGAAGCGAAGATTACATTGTGTAGGTTTCTGATATTAATACCAGTGGAGAATGTTCCGTAAGACGCAAGGATGATTGCATCTTTTTCTCCCTCACAAATCTGTCTCGCTTCTTCACGTTCCACAGCGTCAACTCCGCCATGGATGAAAAAGATCTTGCGACCCTTCTCTATTTTACTATTTAGCAAGTCCCAAAGTGGGTCACCGTGCTTCTCGATATAGTTGAATAGGATGAGTGTATTACCTTTCAGATCCTTAGCAAGATTACAGATGAAATTATTTCTCCTCGTATGCGATACAATGTAATCCATCTCTTGCTGATAGTTGTCAAAAGGCACATACCCATGCTTTAATAGCAAGACATTCACCTTCAATGGTGTTAATTGACCTTTCTTCATTAGGTCAATAGTTTGCGTAACACGATCACACCTACCAAACAATCCTTCTAGCACCAACTGGTGCGTGTGAAGTCCATCAAGTGTCCCTGTCAGACCCACGCGGTATTTTGTATCATGACACTTATTAAGTATTCCTGTTAGACTCTTCGCCTTGTATAGATGCGCTTCATCTCCGATAACAACATCAAACCTTTCAAAGAATCTCTTCGGCTCTTTGTAGATAGACTGCCATGTAGAGATAACAACAGACTTATCAACATACTTCTCTCTACCACTCATGATCTGATGGACGTGATGAGACGCATTCCATCCATAGTCAGTGAAGTCTTGGACCAACTGACTAACCAGAGAGGTAGTAGGGACGATTATCAATACTTCCCTACCAAGATTGACGTGCCATCGCGTCAGAGCATATATGATTAACGACTTTCCAGATCCCGTGGGGGATAGTAATAGTTTGCGGCGGTATTTAAGTGCCTCGAATATTGCTTTGAGTTGGTAATCTCTGACCTTGAAAGGCAAACCCAGAGATCTAGTAAAATCCTTGCAGACAAGAGGGGTGACATAATCTTCAGTATCCTTGGGTGATCCATAATGTTTACTGTCCCCGATCATGTAGGGATACCCTTTGCTGTCTAACCACTCGCAGACATAATCAAAGAGTCCAACATAGATCTCACCTGTGCCAGGCGAATACAGGCGGATCTTTCCATCCCATACCCTCTTTCTATAGACGGGCATGAATTTTGCTTGAGGGACTTCAAAGCAAAAATGCTCTGCTAATTCTTTGTGTATATGTGCTTCTGTCTCAACTTTAAGGTATACTTCATTCTTCTTTCTGATAATCGTCATGTAACGCCATAGTATTTGATGATATCAAAAGCATTCTTAATAGCAAAACCTCGGTTGTCGATCTGCTTGAGAATCCTCTCAACAGAATTTATACAAGTTTCAAGGTATTGATATTTCATACGCTGTCTTGAGTATTCATCATCAGCATCGATGTACATTGCGATGTCACCCTTCATCACTTTAAGTGAAAAGGGTTTTTCTTTATACACAGAGGCAGGTGCCTTACCAGAATAGTATTGCCACTTCTCCAGTTTCATTTTATGCAACTTTGTCTCACACTCTGTGAGCATCATGCGAAACTGATTGTAATATGCAATGTATTTTGAGTGTAGTCTGGAAGTTTCTAAACTTTCATTCGCAAGCAACTCTGGCAGATCTCGGTGCAACTCACTGTCTTTCTGCCATTCTTCTTGGACTTTATCAAGATTCATTATAAGTTATTCAAGTTGGGTCCTACGGATACCATCAGCAGTTTGTATCTCATAGGATGAGTATCTAAATGATACCTGTGCCATGGCATACTCCGTGCCATCTATACTAGCATTAAATTCTAGTGCATTCAAGCCCATAGGAATTAGGTCCTTGAAGACTACGTTGAAATTCATATTAAAATTACTGTTGAGCACAGACAATGTGCCATCAGCAAAGAGACTTACAGGCTCATTTGCTGCAGCAGTAGGTGCAGTGTTATAAAAATCGCTTCTTTCACTCATGGTATCTGGGACACCAAGTCCTCTCAACCAGTTGTGTAAGATCAAATAGTTTTCTAGATCCTCATCCACTAGGAATGATATGGTAAGGGGATCATATGATATGAAACCATCCATAGGCAGTGGTCTATAAGGAGTCAACTGCTCAGGGACATTCATATTCATGCTAGGAATGTTGGCAGACTGGCAGAAGTAAGCAACCTTGGGATACTTTGCCAAGATAAACTTAAACCCTATGGGGGACAGGAAATTCCTGTTTTCAATTTGTTTATTCCATGTCGCCATGTGTCTTATCCTTTAGGAGTTTTTCTACTCTTCTCCTCATATTTATAGACTCTGCCTTCTCTTTATGTACATTACGATATCCGCCCTTCCCATGTAAGATCAGGTAACCCTGCACAAACATAGAAATGGCGAATAAAAAAGCTAGTGTTACACCGATTACTTCAATGTGATCTGTAGCCATGGCAGTAAGGGTGGGATTACTCCAATAAGTCGAAGCAAACCCTCAGCAAAAAGTGCAAGAACAACCCAACCAACACAAAAACTGATAATTGAAGCGTTACGATTATGTTGTCGTATGGCATCATCAATCATTTCCTTGACTTCTTCCTTGGTAATGGGAGTGCCATTAGTCATCTGTATCCTCGTTGTACCAGAAGTCTTCCCAGTCTTCTGCATCGCCCTCATAGATGGGGCAAGGCTCTTCCATGAGAGCGTTGTTTTTAATGCGTGCAATACGCGCCTTCAAAATTTCCATGTGGTTTTCAAAATGGTCATCAATGAAATCGAGGTCTTTAGAATTTCTGCTCATTGAATGTATTCGTTAAGGATGTCTAGGATTTGATTATAAGCGTGATGTGCGCCATCATGCCAGTCACCATTTTTATCATGATGCATCCCGTTATACAATTCATTCTTCAGTTTAATTAAACGAGCGGTCATGTCAACCTTACTTACTATACCACGAGGCATAACGATCTGGCAATAGGTCAATTTATTATAGACTATTTAACAAAAAAAGGGGTGCCGTAGCACCCCCGAATCCTATACCTGTCAGCGTTTGGTTACATAAGAACCTCTTTGCATATTCGTTTGCATTGAGCCTGATTATAAGTATCGCATTCAATTAGACATTCGTAGTAATCACTTAATCTTTCGTCTTCCAGTGCTAAACTGTCAACGGTATCTTCAAAGTGTCTCCATTCGTCTAGTTGATTTCGCGATAGGATGTTATGCATGATAACTTCCTCCATAAATTTGTAGCATTCATGATGTAGGAAGGCTTGGATTCATTTTTCCACCTCGCATAATTCTATTACTACTTATAAGTGTTTTGGTATCGTAATATACTTTTGTTGCTTTTTTACAAATAGACAAAAAAATACACCCTTTGTAGGGTGTGGGAGGAGGGATTACATTTTACCCTCATGTTATGGGAATCGCTAGTGCGAAATTTTGGGCATAACAACAATGATTCCCTTGGTCGGGGTTCTCTAGGACGGACCTAGCAGCGAGCACCACCTCTAATCATTTACCTTACCCCGCCAAATTCCAACAGGGTTATTCGGTCACTCCCGTGTTGAGCGATCAACTCAACAGATATAGTATGGCATAAAAAAAGAGGGGCGTCAAGCCCCTCCGAAAAGTATGTGAAATATGGATCACATGAGGTTAGCAACCTTAGTACGTCTGTAGTAACGGTTAGCGTTAGCGTTAAGAGCGCCTTCACCTTGGGTTGTGCCTTCAGCGAATGGGTTGGCGACCATACCATATCTGGTCTTGAAGCCAATCTTGGGCTGGAAGGTGTCCTGACCCACGGCTCTGACCATTTGGAGAGGCACATAGGGGCAGTAGAAGAGACCAGCGTCATAAGCGTTAGTGCCCTTGTATCCAGCAACGTAGAAGTGAGAATCACTCACGTTTGCAGAGTAAGGATCAACATACACCTTGATTCTACCATTCAGAGTACCAGCAAGAGTGCTGCTGTTATCATCAGGGAGAAGGTTGCTGTTACCAGCAAGAGCAGGAGTGTAGTCGAGCACGCCAGCCATAGAGAGAGCAGATGCCACATCAGCAGAGCAGATGAGGATGTTGCCCTTCCCGCGACGAGTCTCATGACCGATGGCATTCATGTCTCTCTCAATCTGGAAGAGAAGACCTTTGAATTTCTCAACCGACCATCTACCGTTGGAGTCAACGTCGAGGTCGAATGTGCCAGCAGTTGCGGTGTTGTTTTGAGCGCCAGGTCTTGCGATCTTGTAAACAGTTCTCACGACTTCGCGGTTGATCTCGGCAAGCACCTCAGTAGAGAGGATGTTGGCGAGCTCAGACTCGGCGTCCAGACCGTGGACTGCTTTCAAGTCCTGAGCAAGCTCAAGACTGTATTCTGCTTTGAGGGCTCTGGACTTAGCAGTCACAGTAACTTTCTCAATGCTGAATCCCATTTCAGCGAAGCTGTTATTAGCAGCGTCACCAAGAGCTTCTGCCTGAGCAGTTGTCATACCCTGACCACCAATGGTGTAGTTACCAGCAGCGTCAGCAAGCAGACCAGGATTGCTACCTGTTTGAGTGTTTGAGGCAAGGCTGTTAGCAGCGTTCTCAGAAGTAAACTCGGAGTTTGCTTCGTTGAAGAATGCTTCTGTGCCAGTCTGATTGGTATAGCGGGAGCGCATTGCGAAGATCAGTCCAGTAGGACCAGTCATTGGTTGCACACCGCAGATATCATAAGCAATCAGCTTAGGCATGGAGCGTCTGAGCAGACTGATCAGCACAGGGTCGAAACCTGCAACAGGACCAGTAGCTGTAGAGCTACCACTGTAACCAGTACCACCAAGAGAGTTGGTAGGTGCTGCTTCTGTAATGAGACCACGCTCTTCAGCGAGGAATCTTTCTTGGTTTTCCAGAAGGACAGAGGTAACCGCTTTTCTATAGTTATCCTTGATAGGATCGAGCTCGGAGTGCTCAAGAATAGGGGACCACTTCTCCTGGAGAGATTCTGTGTTAAACATTTGAATTACTATCCTAGGGAAATTAAAAAATTAATTGGACTTAGATGCCCAGCGTGACAGTGCAGTCACATAGGCAGACATTGCATCACCAGTGGGTGCATTCTCCACCTCTACGTCTTCAGTAACAGTAGTTACTTGAGGTTTGGTAGAGAAATATGATTCACGGAGGGTAGAGACCTTCGCACGGAAAGACTCTTCATTTTCAAACTCAACAGCCTCTGCAAGGGATGCCAGTTTCTCGCGCTGAGTCTGTGACAATCCTTCAGAGATTTCGCTCACGATCCCATTCTTGACAAATCCGCCGACCTCTTTGCTGAGGACAACGTTTTCTTCGATTTGTTCGTTGAGTTTAGTTTCCATACTATGAAGTTGCTCGGTCATCTCGTCAACCAAGTCAACTTTCTCGTCGGGAAGATCGATGAAATTCTCGACGAAAACTTGTTTGAGACCAGAAAGGACGTTTTCTGCCATCTCTGTCTTAATGCCATGCTCAACGGCAAGCTCATTAGCTTTCATCCATTGAGAAACAGAGTATGTAAGATAGTCGTCAACCTTTTCCGCAAGATCAGATTTGACGGTCTCAATTTCTTCTGCAAGGACCTTTGCATAGTCCTCGTGCATACGCTCCAACTCTTCATTGAGGCGAGACACCACAGCAGCCTCAAAGATTGTCTTTGCTTTATCCTTGAATTCTTCTGAAAGGTCTTCACCCTCAGTCAGAGCTGCAACGTCAGCAGACAGATCGACTTCGATCACAGTCTCCTGAGTTTCTTCTGTTTCAGCAATCACTTCGCCCTCAGGCTCGTGACCAGCTTTTACATCGCCTTTAGTGCTGAATTCAGCTTTCTGTGCGGATGCGTCAGAAGGTTTTGTGGAAGGGGGTACTGCGTTGCCACCCGCGATAGTCTTATACTTGTTACTATCGTCGTCAGGCTTGCTGTTTTGGGGAGTAGGACCACCGAGGTCTTGCACACCACCAAGGCTACTGCCGTCATTCTCCAGTTTTTTCTGGGGATCGCCAGGCTTAGCGTTTGCGGTCACGCTCGATTCGTCCAGATTTGTTTCAATTTCGTTAGACATGTGGTGTCTCCTCGGGTACAAATTCGTGGATTTACTATGATTATTTATGTTTATAGATTTTTCAAAAACGAATGGAATGCGGAAAGTTTGATTTCCTCCATTTGATTTCGCGCAGCATTATCAACTCTGCGTCTAATTTTGTCAATGGTTTGCTCATGGATTGCACCACCAGCATAGACCCATTCTCTTCCTTCCATAATGCCATTGACGAAAGCGTCAGGGGCAGAAGGATCTGCTACGATATCCGCAGCGGTTGCCAACATGAAGTCATCAGAGACAACTTTGATGCCGTTTTCTTCCTTGATAGATCCGAGACCTCTGGAAGAAACTCCAAGCTTTACACCTTCGTCGAGCAACGACTTAGCGATGTTACCCATGGGGGTATCGAGAAGTCTTGCCTTACCTACGAAGTTGTTACCCTCTTGCTTCAAAGAAGTAATCAGGTGAGACACGCGGTCGAGGTTAATGGTAGGACCATCAGGATGACCCAATTCACCAAGTGCGCGACCTTTTGAAATGTAAGACTCGTTGTATTTAGCAACTTCTCTACCCAATGTTTCCACTGGATACATTCTTCCGTTGCGATTTTTGATTGCACCTTGCAGGAAGACACCTTCGATAAAATGGCTTCTCTTGCCATTCTTACCTTCAGTAATTACAACCTTAGCGGATTCAATCTCCTCCCTGATCAGTTTCATCTGTAGTTTCCTCTGGTGTTTCGGGTTGTGCCTCAGCAGTTGGAGTCTCCTCTTCAGGTTTCTCCTCCTCTGGAGCGTTGGGGTTAAACATCTGCTTACCGATTTCTTGCTTCTTTGCGTCGATTGCATCAACTGCAGTAGTCTGCAATGCATTAGCAACATAATCAGAAATATCTTTCTGACCAGCGAATACGGAATTTACAATGTCTAGTGCGGCTTGAGTTGGCATGATTATGTTGATTCAATAATACTATTTAGATATTTCCCTTTTCATAGTCTGCGGGATCCATTCCTTCTTCCTCTTCTTGCGGAGGTTGAAGTGACATTGCCATCTGCTCATGCTCCATAGCAGGCATAGACAAAGGATCAATAAGCTTACCATCTTTAATTTCTTTCTTCATTTGCTTATCAATCTCCGTAAACTCGCTGTCAGTCTGACGTAGAATTTGACGACGAAGATATTCAAGTGAGAAATACTTTCCAGCAAAGGGATCCATTTGAGCGAGAAGAGCCATGCGCTCATTGAGCAATTCCTTCTCTTTCAATTCACTGAAGTAGTTATCCGCAACGAAATCGTATTGGATGTGCTCCTTCATATCATCCCACTCTTCAAGTGAGACAACGCCTTTAAGCACCAACTGTGTCTTCAGCAGATCACTAAACAGATCACTGAAGCGCTTGCGGAGCCTAACGACAAATTTTTGGAATTTAACTTCATCGCGAGTGATCTCTGCAGATCTACCAACGTTGAAAGTATTGTCAGATTCCAATCGCGACTCTGGGACATTCAGAGAGCGATAGAGTTTTTTCTGGAAGTACTTAACGTCTTCCAATTCTCCAAGGTTTTGCCCGCCAGGTAGGGTAGAAATTTCTGTGCCACGCCCTCCCTCGCGACGTGGAAGCCAAAAGTCTTCCAACATAGACATAAATTTCTTATCATCACGAATCTCTCCCGTGTCAGCGTTGTAGACAAGCTTGTTACGGTAGCGACTCATCACCTCTCTAAGGTATTGCTCTGCCTTTTGCTTAGGCAGATTACCAACGTCGATGTAGAAGATACGACGCTCGGGTGCTCTGGACAGACGATAGATGACCAGAGAGTCCTCAATCATGCGGAGCTGATTGAGTGCTTTAATAGCTTTATGAAGGTTAGACAAAACAAAATTGCGTTGCATATCTGTCTGTCCTGAATGACAATAACAGATTGCATCAGGCGCAATCTTTACACCGTGATTCTCATATCCTCTAAGACCTTTTGGACTGTAGATGTAATACTCTACAGATTTAGGGATCAAAGTAGATACTGCAGGATCAGCAGGTGATACTCTGTCTTTTGGTTTATCGTATTCAACAACCTTTTTAATCTTACGAGGATCAATATACCTGAGCTCAGTAATCCCTTCCTTAGGATTCTCAGGGTTGATCATCTTATGATAAAAAAGTCTTCCATCGATATACCATCTGCGGAAGATGTCATATGCTCTTCTATCAAAATCTAAGAGAGATAAGATGTTACCAAACTCTTCTCTCATTCTTGACTTAACATTATCAGAGACATCGAGATTAGAGAGCTCAATGTCAACAGGATGATCGTCAAGATCACCAGCGATAGCCTCGTTTACAATATCTGCAATAGCACTATCACACTCAGGATGGAGAGACATCTCACGATATCTTCCAATCAAGTCCACTTCACTTTGCTTATTGGCAGCATCACCTAGGTCAACGTACTGACCAAAGTATCCGCCCGCAACTATCGGTTGCGCAGCATCATCATTCTCTTTACGCACGAAAGAAGGACCCACCTTCGTGGAGCCCTTCTTCCTATCAAGAGAATATCCAAATAATTGAGATGACATTCTTACACCGAAATCATTATAATATTATTTAGCATCTTTATCAGACGCCGTTTGCCATGTTGACATCGTTTGCATATGTCCAGTACTGAACTTGGAATTCAACGGTATACTCTTCAGGAGTATCGTTGCTATCCCATGCAAGGTCAATGGCAGAGATGTTAGAAGGCCAGATACCAACGAATTGGTAGGATCTAACGACGGCACCCTGTCTATCATACTGGCGCACAACAGCGTCAGACTGATATTGAGAGATGACTTTTGCTTCCTGCAAGTTTTGCTGAAGTGCTTGGATCTTAGTAGACCACTCTTCAAACTTAGATCTAAGTGCGAATCCTTTGTCGTTAAGGACAGTAACTGTCCAAGGCTCAAAGGTTCTGTCACCAGCGATCTTGAGTGTGCGTCCTCTGTAAGGGACATCGATCACACCCACTGTAGATGCAGGGATGTTAGCAGCCTTCACAAGGAAGGATGCAAGAGAGGCAGATGCTGAGGCAGAGCCAGCGTTGCTGGCACCTGCTTCTTCCTGTGTGCGCTCTTCTGTAGAACCAGGGGTCGCACCCGTAGCAGGGCGACCATTGGTGATGATTTGTGGGAAACCAATTTCCACTTGGAAAAGGTTAGGGCGGGCAAGATCCCCAATACGGTTACGGAAGTCAAGGATAGGTGCGTTGACCTGCTTACCTTCCGACTGACCAGGATATCTTGAAAGATCTGGATTGACGGCCATTTGTTAAACTCCTAATGGATGTAATGAATTAACGGAAGTAGGTTGATAATCAAGTAGTGATTTCAGTAAAGGAAGCACCAGTTCTAGTTGCAGTAAAGGTGAGTGTGATGAAGTTGATGGATCTTGTGGGTTTCACAAAGATCTCAGCGTAGAATTCACCACGGTCAATAGATTCCGCAGGGTTGTTGGTGCCATCGCAGACCACGAGGAAGTCGAGGATACCGCGACGTGACTGGACAGAGCGAAGGTAAGGCTCAACCACGTTCTTGAAGGACTGACGAGTAAACTCATCATTCAATTCAAACAGTTGAGTCTTCGCTGCTTCAGCGATTGCCTCTTCGATAACCAAGAAGAGACGACGGACGTTGATCCTGTCGAATGCAGATTGGAAAGCGAGAGCAGTCTTGTCACCGAATAGGACGATGCCTTGACCAGGGAATGCAACAATAGGATTGACCCTTGAAGCATAGAGGCGATCTCTGTGATCCTTCAGAGGAGAGTAAGCAAGTTTGATTGCGTTACGGAGTTGACCTCTGTTGAAACCAGCAGGTGAGAACCAAGGTTCTTGATTAAGCGTTGTGCTCAATGTAAGACCTGCAACGTCAGCATTACATGGGATGTAACGATAGGCGTCGTTATACTTGTCGTAGATGTACTTATAGTTGTTATCAAACACAGCGTAAGATGTGCTTGTCAACTGATCGAAGAAGTTGACGGTGCGCTCAACAATCTGAAGTGTAGAAGGTTGACCAATAACGTCAGCTCTATAAGGCGAGATGTAAGCGATACAATCCTTACGAGTGTTAGCAATCGTAATGATGTGCTGTGCCTTAGCGATGGTGTCTGCCATGGTGCTCATGGAAGGACCCATCAGGATGTAATCGACCTCTTCAGTCTCAGCATCGCTAATCAGATCGTAACCTGCGAGGATGTTAGGACGATCAACGGTGTAACCGTCAACGCCACCTTGCAGTGAGTAAACGACAGAAGCGTTTTGCTTAGTGCCAACAACGTTGACGCTCAAGGGGTTGATGTTGCTAGGATCATCGATAGATGCAATAGCACCGTCTGCCTTGATAAGGTCAAACTCTCTGTTGATACCACTCAGACCGAAACTATCATTGCTGTTAGAATCGCGGTCGAAGATATTATTAGTTTCGTGACTACCCCAGTAGATATACTGTGAAGTATTCTTGATAACATCCTTATAGTAGATGTTGTCACCCTGAGGAGATCTAGCATCAGATGCCTTGGACACGTTGAGGAATTTCTCAAGCAGTGCGCCAGGTGTGCCAGTAATCTTACCGTCGCCATCCAACACGAGGACGTGCATCAGGTCATTACGACCACCTCTTTCAGAAACCCAGCTAGAGCTTGTAGGACGAGGAGCGATGTTGATCCAGCGCTGGTTAAGACCGTATCTACGATCTTCATACTCATCACCAACTGCAGCGATGGTGATAGTAGCAGCGTTGTCGTCAGTCAGAGTCTGGTTTGCTTGGAATCTAGGAGATCCAGCGTTGAGCGAGATGCGAAGTCTACGAGAGATAGACTCGATAACTGCGCTATCGCCAGTAGCAGATCCAGCAGATCCACCGCTGTTTGCCAACTCAGTCAGAGTATCGTTGATCTCAAGCACGTCAGAAGATGTGCCGTCGATTGTGATTTCCAACTCACGAGTCTCAGGGTTGTAAGCAACAACGCGACCAGTGACGTTACCAGAGTTAGCAGTGAAGAAGTTATCGTCTGCCCAGCTACCAACAAGAGTTGCATCATCCTTAAGAGTTGCGACTACAGAGTAACCGTAAACCTTACCATAGATGTTAGCGGCAGAGAAAGAAACTTCTGCGCCAGCAGTGAATTCCCACTCAGCGGAGGTAGGTTGTGCAAGATAACCAATCTGATCAGCACCAGCATCAGTAACCACAACTCTCAAGGAGTTACCGTGGATACCAGGAGAGGACGCTGCCCACTTCCAGTTGTTTGAAGCACTCTCAACAGTAGTTTCATACTCGTTGAGGTTTTTGATCAGAGGAGCAGTGATGCCAGTAGCAGTCAGCTCATTGATAGTTGTCTTGTTATCAGTAACAGTCTGGAGAGTAACAGCAGATCCGTCAGTGTGAGCAGCAGCAGTTGTGCCAAGTTGCGCACGAGAAACAGTCAGGTCGTTACCTGCAACACCAGTAACTCTAAGAATCTCATTATCGACTCTAATGTAAGAGTTGGTGCCAGCAGCAAGAGTAGTTGCCGATGTAACTGTCAGAGTAGTGTCTGAATCAGTAAAGGTTGCACCTTCGTTGATAGTAGACGCAGTTGCAGCAGGCTCAATCAAAGTGACAGGAGCAGCAGCGGCGTGAGAAGCAGCAGATGTGCTAAGTGTGCCACGAGCAACAGTAACGTCGTTACCAGAGACCGACTGGATCGTCAAAATTTCAGCATCAATCAAGAGGAGATCATTCACGTCGAAGTCTGTAGCAGCGCTAACAGTCAAAACTGTATCAGCAGCGCTGAAGGTTGATACTGTAAACTGTGCAGTATCAATAGCGTTTTTAAGTGCAGCGTTTGCGGCTCTGATGCACTTAAGGGTGCCGCCGTAGAGCAGGAACTGCGCAGCGCTGAACCAGTATTCGTAGTTGTATTCGTTGGGGCGTCCGAAGATCGCCAAGAGCTCTCGCTCTGAGGTAATAGAGGTAATTTGCTCTACAGGACCTTTCTCAAATGAGCCAACGATGGCAGCGACATTATCGACTGTCGCGTTTACAACGTTGGTCAGATCCCTTTCAAGAACAACGACCCCTGGTGAAAGTTGGGTAGATGCCATCGGTTAATCTCCTGATTGAAATTCTATCAAAGATGCTGAAATTATTTATTGAAATGCATTATTTCACTGGGGAAACCAGCCGTAAACTACCAATCAGGATAGTCAGACTCTACGATCTTACGTTTCCTCTTCTTATTTCGTTTCACTCTCCAGATATAACAGCCCTTACATTCATATGCATATGCACCTGGCGTGTTACCTCTGTCTTTTCTAGTCTTATAGAAATCATCGGTAAGGGTTTTAATCTCTCCACAGATTTTGCATTTCCTTTGGACAAATAGTAAATGCTCTAACCCAAACTCCTGATCTAATTCCATTATCTATAGTCCCACATATACGACATGTCTCCATATTCACCCACACTCTCTGCGTTATTCCATACCTGACCTTCAGGATCGACAAATGTCTCTTCATCGAGTCCATCAGATATAAAACCAAAGGGTGCCATATCAGCTTCGATTGCTTCTTTCTGCTCAGCATACATGCGTGCTCTGACATCAGAGTCATGCAATTCTCTAAAGTAATCTGACGTTGCCAACCATGAGAAAATTACAAGACACATAGCAAGGTCATCATTACAACCTTCTTCTGCTTCCCATGCTTGACCTTTTTGAATGAATGTAGTCAACTCAGCAATGATATCATAGTCATTAAAGATAAGTTTGTCATCTTCAATCAACTGTTTCATGTTTGCGCACCCAGTCTTCTTGACTGCGGTAGACATCTTAACACCTAATTGCACTTTAGATCCAGAGAATCCTTGACCAACTACCTGACCAGCACGTCCACGCATGGAGCACATCAGTAGATTGTCATATTCCAAATCAAATTGCATAGTATCTGCTACCTGTCCTCCAATATCATTTACTTCAATCATTACATAAGCATGATTATATGCTTTAGCAACATCATTAATGATGTTTGGGAATAGCAGTGGTTTAATTTTATTGTTTCTATACTTCGCTACCATCCTATATGGAATAGTAGTTGTGTCCATGACACAAAATGCTGAATAATCTTTTGTTAGACCACGAGCAACGTCAACTGTCATGCAGTATGTGTGCTCTGGGACTGGCTCGGCAAAGATATCTAATCCTTGATTAGATTTAATCGGGTCCTCATATACCAGTGTCTTTAACTTAGATGATGTAATCAGAGTGTTAACAGATCCAAGGAATTCACATTCAAATTCTTGGTTAAACTGCTCTTCTGATGTGTTGCGAATTGTTTGCTCTTTCCAGTCAGCGTCTCTACCTGGCACCTCTGACCAATGCACCTCAGTAGTAACGTATTCATTCTTTCCTTTCTCCGCATCGTGCCAGAGTTTGTAAAACATATTCATCCCCTTTGGCGTGGAGATGATAATCACCTTAGTAGACTTACCTGAAGAAATAGTAGGATAAACAGAGCTAAAGAACTCATCAGCAATATGCGTTGGAATAAACGCAAACTCGTCCAGAAAGATGATATTAAAAGACATACCCCTGACTGCAGAAGCAGAAGTAGAAGCAGCCATGATTTTACTTCCATTCTCCAATTCGAGCGATCCTCTGTTCCAGTTGATGACCCCTTGCTGGAGCCATTTTGGGAGGTTTTCATAAGACAGTTGCAAGCGTTGGAGCATTTCTCTTGCCGTTGCTGCTTTGTTAGCAAGAATGGCAATGTTTACTTGATCATTAAACAGTGCATACCACAACAGATAAGCGGTCACAACTGTGGACTTACCTGACTGTCGTGGTAGTTTTGCAATATTAAATCTATTATCATGAAACTTCCTCACCATGTCGGATTGGAAATCGTACATGCTAAATGGCACCAGACCTTTATCAAGTGAAACGATCTGGATATATTCTTTAATGAAATATACTGGATCCTGCTGACATTTTATAAATTCTTGTACTTGCTCAGGCGTAAAATTCTGAGCAACGTTTGCACGTTTTAGATTAGGATTACCAAGGTAGATTTCATTCTGACTCATTCAACAAGCGTCCCGTGTGCGCGTCTAATTTCTCTCAATTCTTCAAAGTCTTTTTGCTTAGTGCCACCATCATATGGCCAAGCATAACCTTCCTCGATCATTGCTTCATTAAGCGAGACTTCTGCGTCCCCAATGTATAACCAGCCGAGAAGGCGACCGTACTTGCCCACACCGCCAACAAGCTCTGTGCGAATAGTAAGCATGTCATCACCATCGATAGCACCTTCCAACTTATCTTTGAGCCAGTTGGTTGCGTCAATTCCGAGTGCTTTTTCTTCGAGATCCCTTGTGCGTTTTTCTGGAGTATCGACGCCAGCGATACGAACTCTTTCTTTTTTATAGAGATCAAATCCCAAATCGATAAGTACATCTATTGTATCTCCGTCAAGGACCTTCACTATCTCGGTCACTCGGAAGTTGTAGCAGGACTTCCTGCTTGGGGGTGTCATGGCTCCCATGTGATTCCCTCTCATCTATACCTAGTATATAGTAGATAACATAGGCTACACTTACCAGCAGTATCACCAACATCCAAATGATACTCCAAGTGACTCCGTTGACATCTGCTAATGGGCGAAGGAATAGATTCATAGGTTTCTATATTTGAAATCGAGAATACCTTTGTACAGCTCCTTCTGTAGATGGGAAAGGTGCTCTTGCTCATGATATGGTCGAGCAGGGGCACCTGGCCAAAGTCTTATCGTTTCATTTACGCAATGATATAGAAGACATATATCTTCTATTGTCAAATTATAACTGAATCTTGATTCTTCTTCGTCTTCGTGATCTTGATGCATTAAGGGTTTTTAGGGTCGATTCCCAGTGAAACGAGGTAGTCAATCCACCACTGGGGGTTTGCATTACTCTTCCATTGGGGGACCTCTAGACCCCTCTCTGAATACCACTCTGCGAGTGACTCATCTATAGTCTGTGCGATCTCCATATTCCTCTTCCTCCTCATCAACGTCCGCATACGGGTCCGCCACGAAGGGTCCTCGTTTTCGTAAAGGTTCTCGTCTGACATAATCAACTTCAGCATTTGCTGTGGCAATCCAAACGGCAAGTTTCATCACTATAAAAATGACAGCTATAGGTGATAGACATGCTAGTAGAATGAGTTGTGATCTCATTTATGTTTCTTGGCAAAGGGTTCCCAGTGCTCCCAATTATATTTATGTATAGCCCAAATACCCAAAATGGGTACAAACACCAAAAGCATTGAGAGAGTCCCTATACCATAAGGACTCTCCATCGTATGTCTAACCAGTAAAGCTACCTTGTCCATGTCATTTCCATTGTGATACAGAGCAGTAGAGTAAAACCTAATACGAATATCGCACTCATGAGAAATACTTCTGCAGCATATCAATACGCTCTTGCTCATGGGCAATGATATCCAGTTGCTCTTGAATAGCACCAAGGACATCAGGATGCTCACCGATACCTACAGGATTTTTTAGATAGATCTCAATGTTGAGTCTTGCTTTTTGGATGTTGCCCTCAGCGTCTGTCCTGAGAGCAGTAAGAATTTCGTTTCTCATGCTGGATAATCCCAATCTGTTATGTTTTGTGTTTTGTGCCATGGTCCCCACCCACCAGTATAGATGTAAGGAGTAGTGCGAATGGGACAAGTGTCACCAGTGCAGAGAAGATCATCAACGATTCTCCATGATTCCATGACTTCATCAGCGTGTACAAAGTGGGACTGGTCCCCATTGATAGCGTCATAAAGAAGTTTCTCATAACCGTCGATAGCTCTGTCCTGTGGATAGTCGTGAGTTAGAGTTGCTAACTCTAGATCGCTATTAAGACCAGGCGATTTAATATCGATCCGAATGTCCAAGTGTGGTCTTGGTTGCAATCGCATGACGATACGGTCATTGACCTCACCATCATACAATTTTACTGGTGGTGCTTTAAGTTTTACCACTACCTCTACACATTGATAGGGTAGTTTTTTACCTGTCATGATGTTAAAAGGAACTCCTTTCCATCTCCAGTTATCGACATATAAAGTACCAGCACAATAGGTAGGAGTGTTACTGCTAGGACTAACGCCCTCTTCATTACGGTAAGTATCATACTGTCCAAGGACCATATTCTCGCTAATTCTAGTGGCAGCTAAGACTTTTGTCTTCTCACGTCTGAGTTCCCTAGCATTCATTTTGTAAGGAGCATCACAAGCAATCAATGCCAAGACTTGCAAGACATGATTCTGTAGCATATCCCTCACTGCACCTGATGTCTCATAGTATTGTGAGCGACCTTCACAACCAATAGTTTCAGTTGCAAAGATTTGAATTTCATCTATATATTCCCGATTCCAAATTGGCTCAAGCAAAATATTGCTAAAGCGCGTAGCAAGAATATTGTTAACAGTATCTTTGCCAAGATAATGGTCGATGCGATATACCTGTTTCTCGCGTAGATATCTCCCCACCACAGACTGTAGATGATCAGCAGATTTATAATCGTACCCAAAGGGTTTCTCAATAACCAGACGGGATGTTTCTGGGTTGTCGAGGAGTCCTGCTTCTTTGAGATTGATGATAGCATCTTCATATCTTTCTGGAGGAACTGATAGGAAATATGTATTATCTTCTAAGTAATCTGGTAAGTGAGTAAACGTTTCTGGATTAGTCAGATCCGTTGAAACATAATCCAGATGGTGAAAAAACTTTTCTGGGTAATCACCAAGTGATTGTTTCCACTGCTCTACTGTAGGTTCTCGTCGAGCAGTCCCTGTTATAACAAAATTCTCTGGAAGAAGACCTTTCTTCCAGAGATTATAAAGTGCAGGGATAATTTTCTTTTTACACAAATCACCAGTGGCACCAAAGATAACAAGACCCTTAGTGCGCTGTTCCGTTTCCGTCATAATCATCCGACTCGTAGTAGTTATTTTCACCTTTTCGTACCCCGAAATATATTGTGGATAATACAAAGGGTACCGCGATCCATTTAAGAAAATCACCGAGGTGCATGGTCTTTCATACCAGTGTGTTGACCATCATTAGGAAGTTTACCATACTCTAGATATTCAATGGCTTGCTTTGATCCCTCCAATCGAGTCAGCATGACTTCTAATTCCAACCACCTTTCATAAGCTTGGTCTAGTTTACCTTGCTCTTCTGAGAGTTGTTTGATTCTTTTATCAAATCTCTCTAGTAGTTGTTGATTAGTTTCAGTTGTTTTCATCGTACGTTGTGTCCTCCAAACATGTAACGCATCCCGTTAAGGATTTTGTATGCAAATTTGCCTAGTCCTCTGGAAGAGAATCTTTCATAAAGAGCCGTAGATAATACAGGAGCGGGTACGCCAAGGTCCACAGCGGTATGAACAGTCCAACGACCTTCGCCACTATCGGATACACCCCCGTCAAACTTATCAAGTTGAGGGTCGCTTCGTAGTACAGACGCAGTAAGATCAAGTAACCAACTCCCAACCACGCTACCGCGACGCCACAACTCAGCAACCTCAGGTACATCAATGTCGTAACAATAATCTTCGGGGCATTCCATGGGAGCCACTTCGGCGTCACCCTCAGCCACATAAGCTCTTCCTGCATTTGCCTCTTTAAGGATATTAAAACCCTCTGCATAGGCTTGCATGATACCATATTCTACACCATTATGTACCATTTTGACAAAGTGTCCTGCGCCAGGACCACCACAATGCAACCATCCACGCTCTGCAGGACTTATGTAATCGCCAGTTGCTGTACGAGGTGCTGATTCAATACCTGGTGCGAGTGCATTAAAGATTGGAGAGCAGGCGGATACTGCAGTATCTCCGCCACCAACCATAAGACAGTATCCACGGTCCAAACCGTAAACACCACCAGAAGTGCCACAGTCAATATACGCGATGCCCAATTTTGAAAGACGCTCGGCTCTTTTCCGACTGTCCTTAAAATTGCTATTGCCATGATCAATAATAATATCTCCTTGACTACAAAATTGTAGTAACTCATTGATAGTATCCTCTACGTTTTCTGCAGGCACAACCATCATAAAGACTGCAGGTGAATACATTGTTTCACCTGACTTCTCTCCATAGATGGATGGCTGCCTGTGCACAACTTCTACAAGTTGTTTGAGTGTGTAAGCAATGCCAGAGACATGACCATTTTCATATGCCTCTTCGGCTTTCTTGAGATTCCTACGGAATCCCCACACCTCATGACCATTTTTCATCAGACGACGGGACATGCCCTCGCCCATACGACCGAGACCAATAATTCCTACTTTCATACTTTGTAAATTCTATGTGAGCATTGCTATAGCATCAGACAGCTCTTTTGCGTGCTGCTGTTCGTCTTTCATTATAGCAAGTATTTTCTCATCTTCATGGGTTGTCAGGTATTTCTCATATGTGTGAGCAGCATGTATCTCAACTTGCTCACTCAGATGATAAGCAGACTTAGGAGCAATAAAATAATACCCCACGTTACACCAATAGTAGACAAGAACCAAATGATAAGCGAGGAAGCGATCAATCCAACGATCAGCGCCTCCACGTCTTTCCATTTCTTGTAAGTGTTCTGTTTCATTGACTGTTTGATAAAAGTGCTCTTTCATTAAATGAAAGTGTGCTTCAGTCCTTAATCCTAGAGACTCCTTGTAATGTAGGACACTCAAGAAAGCAAAATAGGGTGCACGAGCAATAACCTCTAACACCCAAAAACGTTGTATATCGTGATTACGATATAGGAAATCCAGTATCGCAACCGTTATGTTTAGGACAGTAACGTTAATCTGTCTCATGAAACGTGAATCACCCCCGTCATGCCAGCGCCTTGGTGGGGTGCACAGAAGAATTCATAATCTCCTGCTTCGTTAAAAGTAATATCTTGAGATTCACCTGGTGAAAACATCAAAGATTCTCTGCTGAGATCTTCTCTTCCTTCAAAGATGATATTGTGAGGAGGCAACATACCATTAACAAAATGGACAGTATCTCCAACTGAAATACTAATGTCGCTAGGATCAAAAATCAAATTACCATTTGATCCCATTGTAACATCAACTGCCCATGCTGGTAGGGCAATAAAAAATGAGGCAAGAAATGCAACTAAAAACTTCATTAAGTCTCGTTATGCAACTACCTTATGTATGTGTAATTGTGCTTAGTCGTTACAATTCAGTCAGGATCTACTGACGTATTAAAGTCAGTGAGAGCCTTCTTTCTTCCCTCAATCATACCATCAATATACCCAGCACGATACTCCCAAGTTTGTCCACCATCCACTCCTTTCTTAGGATTGATGCACTGGTCGTTACCATACTTATTACAAACTAGACCTGCCAGATCTAACTCCGAAGAGTCGCTCTGTGCTCCAGTGCCGCGCCATACATGTTTACCATTAATCCATGTGGCACCACACTTCTCACACTCCTTTCTCTCAAGGGAGAAGTCCGAAAATTCCATAATAACCTACCTCAACAATTCCAAGCTCTAAGTGATTTGTTAATTCTGCTATCGGGATCATTCGCAGTTTTTTTAGAAGTGAGTTTCTTTTTCATGCCGCTCATTCGCGCACAAAAACTCGCTCTACGAGGGTTCCCAACTTTCTTTGAAGGTCTCTTAAGATCGCTTCCTGGATTTTCTCTTTCGTAGCTCTTGCGTCCTTTTTCATTCAATCCACCTTCATCATTTTTGCCTGACTTTTTCTGCCAGTCCTCTTTTTGATAGTCTTTATCCTGCATGAAATTTACAGGAGACTTACCCTTTTCATCTTTGCGCTTCTTAGCACCCTTCATCACTTCTCTCATCTTCAACGCATTAGAAACTGCCCTACGTCTTGAGGGTCTACCCAATGGAGGATTAGTCTTGTCAATCGCCCTCGCGACTGATAGACCTACACCTTCATCGACAGTTTCTTTGTTGAATTCAGAGAAAGATTTCATTTTTTATTTTTGGGGTTAGATGCACAATTCATCTCGTGCTTTTCGATCCAAGTTTTAGGACGCCAATGTCCACGAGGTGCAGTGAGTCCACAATGTGCACACACCCAAACACCTTCAGGCGTTTGACTAGCCATAATGATATGCTCCTTTGTTAGTTTTCTTAGGGAGTTTTCCACTTCTGACCTTAGTGCCTGAAGTCTCTCCGTAGCTGTCGGGATGTTTTCCCGCTTTAGTTTTTCCAATAGAATCGGATTTAGCTTTACTACCTTTCTCAGTATAGTGCAATTTGGCAGATTTGTCCTTATCTTTAGTGATTACTGACTCTTGCCCATGCTTTCTACCGAGGCGACGCATGACTTTGCCAAAGCGCCGTTTAGACATCTTATCAGGTTTTGAGGTCTGATAGGAAACTTCTCGGCCAGTTTCTCCACTGTCATACTTATATTCGCCCACACCTTTCTTGTGACCGATGCCATGCTTCTTGAGATCTTTCTCAAGTCCTTTACGCTTCTCGCGATTTTTCTTCTCGTCTGATCCTCTATCAGCACTGATGTGTCCAGTAACCTGAGTCTTGGACTTCTGCATCATGCGAGCTGTGCGGTTGCCTTCTGCAATAAACTCTTTGTAAGTAATAGTGCCTTCTTTCTTCAGACCAATCTTACGCATGACCTTGCCGACGATGCCTTCTTTCTTCTTTGCTTTAGCAGCGTCGATACGCTTCTGCAACTCAGGAGAATATCTAGGTTTCTTCGATGCCTGCTGACGCTTGGAGTAGTCCATATAGGACTCACCCTTACGCAGTTTCTTAGGATCTTCCTTCTTAGCAGCAGGTTTAGATGCAGCAGCACGATCTTCACGAGCACGCTGGTTAGCGCCAGGACCACCCAGTTTACGATCCTTCTCAGGATCAGGATGCCAGAAATCACCACGCTCATTGATGGTTTCTTCTTTCAGTTTTGCACGCTTTGCTTTTGCTTTAGCGAGAAGACGCTCCTTTGCAGCATTCTGCTTTTCCTTAGG